GCCGCCATGACGATTTCGGCGAGATAGCCGGGCCAGACGGCGCCCTGATTCGGCGCCGCGCCGACATAGACCAGCGCGGGGACGGCCCCGTGGGGCTCGCGCAGCACGGGAATCATTTTCTTGACGTAGAGCCCCTGGCCGACCTGTTCGTAGCGGTCGAGGGCCGGCACGTCCGAGACGGGCACCTCCCAGAGCGCGCCATGGACGACCGAGCGTGGCTCGGGGCTGACGCTGGCGAAGCCCGACGGCATGAGCAGAAAGCGCCAGCGCGGCAGCCGCGCCCGCCCAAGGAGCCGCGCCCGCGGGCATCGCCGCGCCATGGCGGCGACGTCCATGTTCGAGCCATAGGCGAAATGAAGCGGCACCGTCCGATCCTCTCCCAACCCTCTCGCGCTACGGCGCAGCCGTGCTATATCACGACCCAGGGGAAGGGTGGCCGAGTGGTTTAAGGCAGCGGTCTTGAAAACCGCCGTGGGGGCAACTCCACCGTGGGTTCGAATCCCACCTCTTCCGCCAAAATCAATGAGTTAGCGGAGCATTCCGCCGAGCGCGAAAAGCGCGCAAAACGAGAACGGAAACGGTCTCCCTCGGCACAAATCTCGGCACAGCGCCTCAGTAGCTGTTCCGGGTTTGATCGGCCAGCGCCTGATCCCGCCAGTTCACCGCCACCCGACCCCGGAAATAGAACCGCCGCCCCGTCTGGTAACCGGGGCGGCGGGCATTGGAGATGGAACGGATCATATTCGCAGGACGGAGAATATAATCCCAAATCCCGCAAATCAAGGGCAGATCCGCCAAAGCCACTAAGCGAGGCGAAAGCGGCATGGTTGCCAATCGCCCGCCTGCGCCGCGCGCAGCTGCAGAAGATCGCGCGCCATAGGCGCGGCGATGCTTCCTTCCCGTGGCGCCGCTGGGCGAGGGCGACGGTAAACGAGACGCTGGCGATCCCCAGCGGCGTCCACATCATCGACGGGGCGCGCCAGACATGGGCAGCTGCCAACGCGGCAACCGCGCTCTGCTTCGGCAAGAACGCCGCCTTTGAGGCAGTCTCGCAAGTCCCCCAGCACATTCTCGCCGAAGTCGAAGCGGGCGCCGCTGAGGCGCTCGCGGTTGGCGCGCACCTGCTGACGGACGGCGCTTCACTCGGCCGCGCAGTCGGTCTCACCCACGAGCTCCGCGAGGAATTGAAGACCTGGCTGATCTGGCCGGCGGGCGCGACACGCGACGGCCTCACTGCGCGCGCCGCAGACCGCGCGGCAGAGAGGTGGGCGAAGGATAGAGAGCGGAAACAGAAACAGCGACGGGATAGCGGAATGATCGATCGCACGGAATACGAGGCGAACAGCATCGCCGCACAGGCGCGGGTGCTGGGGATTAAACCCGACACGCTGCGGGCGCGCTTAAGGCGCGCCGCTGGCGCTGTAACGCCCGATGTCGCGAGTGACAATGCCGGCGCGACAACCCCTGTAACACCTCATGTCGTGGGTCTGTCCTCTTGCAATATAGATAAGAAAGGCTGTGCGGACACACTCGCGACAGACCGTTACAGCATCTCACAGAAGGCGCGAGAGCTTGGGATCTCTCCCGGTGCTCTGCGCGTTCGCCTCCATCGTGAGCGGCAGCGGCAGGCCGCGCTTGAACGCGCCGTGCCTGTAACGCTCACGACAAGATCGCTTGAGACGCCTTCAGCACCGACGGCGCTCCCAACGAACCTTGTCATCGATGCGGTCGCGCCCCTCAAGGCGCGACCCGCTGACACGTGCGCTGACATTTCTGACATCTACGCTTACGCGGAACCGCTCTTCGATGATCTCCCGCCGATGGGCGAAGCCCCGGAACCTATTCCGACTGCGCTGGCTGATGTCCTCGACGGGCCAGTCCCCTATGATGAGCGCATTCCCTTCACTCCCCCGGGGGATGACTCACCGGCTCCCTCTACAGAGATGAGGGCCCATCCTGTCGTGATCCAGGATGAATATTCCGACCGTGAGCCCATGCCACCGCCGCGCGGGGCGCGGCCGCGCCCGCCCTTGCCGCCTCATCCGGACATGCCGGCAGCCGTTCCCGGTCGCAACCTCCTCGAGGCGCTCGGCGTCGAACTCGGCGCACTTGTCATCCGACGCGCTCATGAATCCGTGCCGCGGATGCTCGCCGCGCGCGACTCCCGCGCCAGCGTCTCAGACAACCTATTGCGGTCGATTTCTGTCTGGGAATTCGAGCACAGGAATCTACGGCGAGAGTTGATCCAGCGCGGCGCGAGCTTCCGAGATTGCATCATCGCCATGCACGGGATGGCTGCGATCACAGAACGCGAGACCCGCGACGCCAGTCCCTACAGCTGGCCCATCCCAAGGCCACCGGAGACGGGCGCGGGGCTCGCGGCATGACCAGCGCGCCGGCCCACACGAGAAAGGGAGGCAACAATGTCCAGTAACAGGCTAACCAAAGCGGAAACGATCGACCCTGACGAAATACCGTTTTGACCATCATGCGCGGCACTAGCAACAAGACGAAATGAAAGAACATGCTGAAATCCAAGAAACTGAGCTTCGAGGCATGCTCGCGCCTCTCGCACAAAGAACAGGTCGCTTACGAAAGAGACCTCGCTTTCGACGATCTCGCTCGCAGCCGTATCTCCGAAAAGCCGATCGAGAACCCGACTGTTTCCGGATTGTTCAAGAGCATCAAAGAGGTGCCGGCGCTGCGCACAAAGCAATGGCAGCTGATTGAATACATGAGCCAGATGCTCGGCGACGATGAAATCCTACAGATCGTCACGCTCGAAAAGGAACACGGCGCGGAGACGCGCCGATCAACGCCCGCTGCATGACGGCTTGGGGCGCGCCAGCAGCGCGCCGCCCGATGTCGAGCCTCAGCGGTCCCCGATATGGGGCCAAGGGGGTGGGGGTTAAAACCCTGAGAAGATCGAAGGGAGCCGGACCGGCATAGGTGTCACGCACAAATAATTTTTCCCCGGCGAAATTTTCGGGGTCTGGGGAGCTTCTTCCTGCCCCGCACACACGATGCGCAGGCGCGCGCGAGGAGGATTGAATGGCGCGGTTAGTAGTTGACGTGAGAGCGGCGTCGGTGCCGTGGGCAGGCTGCTGGTGGGCGGCATACTGGGGCGACTTTCCGCTAGGTGTGCATCGCGATCCGGCGCGCGTAATTTCTCGGCTGTTCCTGAAGGCTCAGAAGGTAAAGCCGGATGATTCGATCATCATTCGCCTCGATGGCACGGTGATAGACGAAGAACTCATCAGCGCGGCGGCGAAGCGTAAGGTCGACCCCTCGCGGATGGCGACCCGACTTCTGCTGGCGACGCTGCCCCGCGCGGAGGCGTCGGCATAGTGACCCCCGCCGCCCGCCTCCGTGCCCTGCTTCCCGAGCTGGATAGGCTCGGCTCAGATGGCGCGTGGCTGGCGGAGCGGGTTGGAGAATATCTTTGCGCTGATGACGAGAGCGCCCGGCTCGACGAACTCCTTGGGCTCGTCCCCGGCCCCGGCAAAGAGCATTGGCGAACGGCGGAGCGGCGCGCCGAGCGCGACGCCGCTCTCCGTGCACTGGCGCGAGAATCGGGCGGAAACGCGTCGCAGATTCGTGAAAGCATTGTCCGCTACGGCGGTAGCGCGTGGCCCCGAGATCGCGCCCTAGCAGCACTCCCTCCACGATATGAAGGGACGTCGCGGCAGCACCTCTTCGATGCCTTCAAATTAGCTGATGGCGATGTCCCGACTTCCACAAAGCAGTTGCGCCGCATTTTGAATGAGGGACACCAACCCCCCGCTTTTTGTGTCCCTTCGCCCGCGCGAATCTCCGAGACAGAGAATAGGGAGAACCAGCGTGGCGAAGATGACCGACCCCAGCTCAAAGGAATTTCTCGACGCCCTTCGCGTCTCTGAAATCGGCGCGCAGATTGCGCAAGAGATCGACCAGAACCGTTACGCGGCGCGCAAGGCCCTTGCTGATGAGTTGGAGCAGCTCCATCGCGCCGTCGAAAAAAGCTTCCCGAAATTAAGTGCCGCCGCCGAAAAAACGCTCGCTGACCTGCGCGCCGCCGAAACTGCCCTGCAGGCCGCGCGCATAAAGCATGGTCAGGCAGTCGGGGCAAAGACCTCGGCCTCGCTGGCGTACACCGCCAGACGAAATGGCCTCGAGGCCGAGCTGACCGCGACTGCTTCGCCGCTTTTGAGTGAATTCGTGATCCGCATGCGTGAGGAAGCCAAGCGGACCCGCAAGGCGCTGACGACGACGGTCCGCACCGAAACGAATTTCGTTACGGGCCGCAAAAACGACATTGTGGCATCCAATTCCGCCCGCATCCGCGCCCGTCTCGCGGCCATTTCCGCCGCCGTCGAAGCGGCGCAAGAGGCCATGCTCCTCGCCGATCAGAGCGGTGTGCCCGACCTTCTCTTCCGTCTTGAAGCGGAACTTCCTCCGGTGGAGGTGCTCTAATGTCCAAGCACAACCCGACCGGCCGCACGATCCGCGCTGCCATGGGCCGGGCCCAGGGCGGCGGAGACGACCGGACCATCCGCTTCGTTTTCAGCACGCCGGGCGTCGCCCGTGACGGTCATAGGATCCTGCCGGGATCGTGGGCGTCGAAAGATCACGACGGGCTTACTGCATTCCGCGCCAATCCGGTTTTCTTGTGGGCGCATGACGCAGAGGAACCGCCCATCGGCCGGGTGATCGATATTAGCGAGAGCAGCGGCATACTGTCGGGAGCGGTGACGTTTGCTGATACCGACTTCGCCGACACGATCTTGCGGCTCTACAAAGACGGCTTTCTCAACGCCTGTTCGATCGGCTGGACACCCATTGAGGGAACCCCGGCGCGAGGATCGGACCGGGCCATCGGGGCGTATGACTTCACCAAGTGCGAGCTGCTCGAAATCTCGGGCGTTCCCGTTCCGGCGGATGTCGGTGCGCTCGCCACGGCGAGGGCTGCGGGCCTCGATCTTTCACCGCTGGCCGCATGGGCCGAGCGCCGCATCGAATCAAAGGACGTGTCTATGCCGACTTCTGAATTGCAGGCGCTTCAACGCGCCGCCGCTGGCTCCGCGCCTCGCGTGTTTCCCATGCCCAAGGCCCCGGGCGCTTCGTTCCGGAGCCTCGGCGAGCAGGCTAAGGCGATCCTGAATGTCCGCGCCGGCGGGGTCGAAGATCCCCGCCTACAGCGCGCCCCGGCCGGGAATAACGAGCTCGACCCCTCGGGCGGCGGCTTCCTTGTCGGCGAGCAGTTCGTCGAGAAGATGGTCGGCAGCATTTACGAGCAGGCGATCCCTGCGCCGCTTTGCTCCCACATCCAGACAGACGGGCCTTTGAGCTCGATCAAGGTTCCCGCGGTGGACGAGACCTCGCGCGCTGACGGCTCCCGCTGGGGTGGAGCGGCGAGCTATTGGGCTGCCGAAGCGGGGACCGTCTCGGCGTCGTTTCCGCGTTTTCGCCAGATCGAATTCTCCGGAAAAAAGCTCATTGCCGTTGTGTATGCGTCGGCCGAGCTGTTCGAAGACGCAGCGATGTTGGAGGAGCACCTGACGCGCGCCCTCGCCAGCGAATTCGCCTTTAAACTTGACCAAGCCATTCTCGCCGGAACGGGCGCGGGTCAGCCGCTCGGACTGCTCAACTCCTCCGCGACGATCACGGTCGCCAAGGCCAGCGGGCAGGCGGCGGGAACGATCGTTAAAGAGAACATCAATTCGATGTGGTCGCGCCTAGCTTCGCCGTCGCGGCGCAACGCTGTTTGGTTGATGAGCGAAGACGCGATGGCGCAGATTGACGCCGGCTCCTCGAACTACCAAGGCGTCTATGGCGAACCGGAGAACGGCGAGCGCTTCCCCCGTCTTAAGGGCGCGCCGGTCTATGAGATCGAGCAGGCCTCGGCATTGGGCACGGTTGGCGACATCGTTGTTGTGGACATGTCGCAGTACCAACTTGTCGGTTCCGAAATGAAAACCGCAATCAGCGCCGATGTTCGATTCATTAACAATGAAATCGCATTCCGCTTCACGATGCGGATTGACGGCGCGCCGCTCTGGGCCTCGCCGATCACCCCCTACAACGGGACGAGCACCCGTTCGCCTTTCGTGACCCTCGCGGCACGGTAACGAATCCCCTCTTCGGACAAGGGGACCTAAGCCAAGCTGAACAAAGCCGGGGGCGTAAGCGCCCCCGGCAACTTGGCAACGGAAGCGAGATCACCCAATGAAACTAAGCCAAGCGTGACATTTTCGCCACGCCGATCAGCTTTGTGGAGAATGCGTCTCTTTCCCGCATTGACCGGCCGGACGGTACAGCTTCCTCTTGTCACTTAAGAGGCCTGATTTGGGGGTCTCGAAATGAATCAAACGTAAGGATTTGTTAAGCCGTGAAGACCCTCGCTACATCCGTTGCCGCGATGGCTTTAATGGTTGGCTCAGCTTTCGCCGCTGACCTCCCCACTCGCAAGGGACCGCCCCTGCTGCCGCCCCCCCCGCCGCCGCTAATGTGGAGCGGATTCTATGCGGGTCTGAACGCGGGGTATGGGTTTGGCACGAACAGCAATGTGCAAAGTTATGCTGTCAATCAGAATACTCTGGCGGGGTACGGCTTAAGTGGATGGCGTCCACTCTCCGACACATATCCAGATCCTGACTCTTGGATGGACTATTTCTATCTACCCCAGATGAACAATCCCATCTATGGGTCGAATGGGACGGGCGCGGCTCAAACGGTCAATTTCGCGAACACACAGTCCGGGTTCGTCGGCGGCGGTCAGATAGGTTACAACTATCAGTGGAGTTCCCAGTTTGTTGTTGGCATTGAAGCCGATATGCAGGGTGCGGGAATTCGCGGTTCGAGCAGCGGAGCGGGCTTTGGTGCAGGCTCCGCGGGTTTCCCGAGTTTCGACGCGCAATGCATAACCCACCTCGAGGGGAAAGGCTGCACTACCTACGGCCCGTCGAATCCAACATATCAAGGCTATGCCGGTCTGGCGTCCGGAAGCAATTCCCTCGGTATGACAAGCGTCAATGCCGGTGTGGACTGGCTTGGAACGGTCAGGGGACGACTTGGTTACCTCGTAACTCCTGCCATGTTGATCTACGGCACGGGCGGCCTCACCTACGGAGGCGTGCACGCATCCGTTCGTCAGGTGGCGATCACGAGCACGTCAGCTGAATCCCTGCCTTACACGATCACTGACTGGACTCAACGCGACAACGACTTCGTTCATATGCCCGGCACCTCCCTCGGCGGTTTCACACAGACGTACGTAGGCGGCGGCAACAAATCGCAGACGCTCGTCGGCTGGAACGCTGGCGGCGGCGTGGAATGGATGTTCATGCCGAACTGGTCGTTAAAGGCCGAAGCGATTTACTGGAACATGGGCAGCATGAATGTTCAGACATTCACCGCAGCAGCAGCCCCCGTGGCTCAGCAAGGCGGGCAGGCGCAGCCCAACAACGCGCTGGGCTCTACCTACGGCTCTACGCGCGTAAATTATCAGGGCGTCATCGCGCGTGCTGGCGTCAATTATCACTTTAACTGGTTCGCCCCGGCTCCGGTTGTGGCGAATTACTAATTGGCAACCACACGATCCTCTTGCGGCACAAGAGAAGGCCCGGCGAAAGCCGGGCCATTTTTATTAACGATGATGCCGCTTGTCGTCGGCTTTTTCTTTGTCGTATCGAACGCGCGCTCGCACTGATCTTCCGGCACTTGTGCGAGTCGCTGTCAGTTGGATGACTGCTTGTGCGATATACCCAGATCGGAAAGCGTAGTTTTCTTTTCGGGCGCTTCCCTTATGGCAGCGCCCGAAGTATCGCGGCCCTTCATAGTTCCGGCCGAACCCTTCGCTGTCTCCATTGCGCCAAGCAACTGCCCCGCGCGGCGTTTTGCCCGAGCGGCGGCGATTGCCTGCCATGCTACCTGTAAGTAGATCTACGTAACAGAATCGCATCCTGAAGGTTGGCCGCCAGTGGAAACCATTGTCTTTATTGGGATAGGCTTTCTGGCAGGCTACGCCGTTCGAGAAGGCATATCTCAAAGGCGCCGGGCGCGTTGGCGCGCCCGTGGTCGCTCAGGTTGGATTTATTAGACCATTTTCGAAACCACTTCTCCGCGTCACGGATTTGGCGGGCTTCGTGGATTTGCTTATCAGAAATGCCAATATCACGCGGACCAAACTTCCCATCTGGAAGTTTGCTCACATGATCGCCGCCGCGTGTCCGCGCCTCTCCCCGTTCCTGCGCCGCGTCATACTCATCGGCGAGGCGCCGCGTGGCGAGGGCTTCTATCTCCAGGGCGTCAGCCTGCGCCCTGCCTACTTTTCAGGCAAGGCGAATCAGGCTAAGCCTCTTTCTTAGCCGTTGCGTCTCGCCGTCGCAGCGGCAGGGCTGGGGTCTGGCGGGGCGGAAACTTCGTCTTTCCCTAGCTTCAATGCGCAAGCCGATTAATGTCCGGCGCGCAACCTGTATTTCCCACAAGTTGCTAGGCCGCCTGGCACAGGGCACCATTTCCCTGCGCGCCGAAGCTCCAAGCCTACGCCGCGCCGCCTGAATTTGCAGGCGTGCTGACGGCCCATCTTGACCCCGGGCCGTCAGCGCTCTCCGAAGGGGTTGGGGTAGAGGACGGCTCACAGTGCTGCCAGAGCGAGTCGTCCTCCGGTCCTCAAGATGGCGACCACCCTCGGTCCGCGCTTTTACAACCGCATGAACAACTTATTGTTTCATTGCATATATTCGCTTCGATTTTCTCACGGCTCGCCTTCGGGTCACGGCGCTCTATCTGGTGGGGATGCGAAAACCGAGGCAAACGCCCGAAGAGGCTGAAGCCAAGCGCGCACGATTGTTGCGCGCCGAGCGCATCCGATCCGGAGCGATGCCGGGACTTCTAGAAAACGGAAAGACAGTCCGTCCCGAGATCCGCGATATGATTGACGCGGCGATCGCAAAGAAGAACGGCGCGTAAGGCCGGCTCGCTCGCAGCTTTCAGAAGCGCCGAACGGTTGTCGTCGAGGCCGGTTTTCCGGGCGGCGTCCTTCGCCTCTGATGACAGGCTGGCGACCTGCAAGGAGCGCCGGGCGGTGTCTCGGTCGATGCCCAGTTCGCGGGAGGCGGCGCGGACGCCGCCTTCCTTCCTGTGCCCGCGACCGTCCTTGCGCTTGGATTTTTCATTTGGCGCAAGTTGCGCCGATTGAAGCGCCGCCGCCTTCTGCTCCGCGAGTCTTATCCACTCGGCCACATGCTCGGCGCGCTCGAGGGTGGTCAGCTCTGCGCGATGCAGGTTCTCGCTGATCTCCCACATGCGGGCCGGATCTGGTTCCCAATCCCAGAGAACGAAAGCGTCGATAGATTGCCAGCCGAGGCGCCTTAGCGCGTCTCTCGGAACGGTTCGCACGCTATCCCATCGTTGTCGGCGTCGAGGTGCGGTGCGTAGCCGGGCTGTCCACGATAGGCCGGCGCGAGGCCCATCGCTCTCGCTTGGTCGCAGTTGCGCGGGGCGAAAGGCTTTGGTTGAAAAAACGCAGCAATTCGACTTGCCTGCGTCTCGACGCCATCCGGAGCCGCGATCAAAAGCAGGGAAGCCACCACGAAGGACGCCAAGGCGAGAAATACCGCAAAAGTGATTGTCTGCCGCTTTTTGGTGACGGATGAACGCTGCTGCTTAAACACCATGCGGTCCTCCTATGGCGGCGTTTCGCTGGATTGAGAGCTAAAACGGCCGGCGCCCGCGACGCGACGATGAGGGCGCTGCGCCTTTGCCCATCAGGTCCAACGCGTCCTCGGCTATCTCGCGCGGTTCATCGTGCCCCTCGCGTTTTCCCATGACCGCGATTACTGCAGCCATTAAGGCGGTTTGGTCTATCTGTATATCCCGGTCCTCAACCATCTGATTGGCGACACGAAACGCCCTGTCGATCAAATCTTGGTGCATGCTGGCTCCATGGGCTGCGATGAGTGATTCAGTGCCAGCCGCCCTATTCGTCATTCTCGGCGCTGAGGCTCTCGACCGGGATGGTGATTGCCTTCTCTTCCAGCGCCCGCTCATAATCCGCAGCTATTCGCATGAGGACAGCGGCGGCGAGCATACCGTCCTCACCGAGGTCCAAAGCCGCAAGGCGCTCCCCTGTATCTTTGAGCAACTGGGCTGTTTCGGCCGTGAGTGTCATTTCAACTTTCAACTTCATGACCCGCGCCCCCCGGCTTGCCGTGTCCTACCTGCGCCTCTCCGGACGGTTGTAAGCTTTGGCCTGACACCGTTCGCAATATGCTTTCCCGATTGGCGCAGGCTCTCCGCAGAACCACTCAATCGGATCATTGATAGTGCCGAGCGGGAATTTGCACCGCCCCTCGCGCAACTGGGCGAAGGGAATGCCGCGTCGGCCGGTGATTAGTTCTGGTTTACGGATGGCGTCGGCGGCGTCGCTCATTGCCCGTCACCGGCTGCAAGGTCGGTCGCCGGTGCCTTGGGCTCGATCCGGTCGCGGAGCCGGGCGCCCGGTCCCATCCCGTTCTGGTCGATGAACTGGACCCCGGCCGCCTCGAGGGCTTGGCGGATCGCGGCGACGGTGCGGGGCTTCAGCTCTTGCCCGCCTTCGAACCTGACGACTGTATCGTGAGAGACGCCTGACATTTCAGTCAGTTGCTTGACTGTTAACCCAAGGGCGGCGCGCGCCATGCGGCACTGGATACCATTCATTCTGTTTTCCATTCAGTTTTCTGCTTGTCCATCAGAAAAAGTTGGCATAACGTCAGACCGTTGAACTGAAACCTTATCACGATTCCGACGCGGAAAAAGGCGTTTTCCGCGAACGGCGGAGCTATGCCCATGGACTGGAAAACAACCGCAACCGTCATCGCCCTGAGCCCCTTGGCGGGCCTCTGGACGGCTTTCGCCATTTACGAGACTGCCCGCGTACTGGTCGTCATCCGGGCCAAGGGAGGGCGCCGCAATGGCCGCTGAGCCCCTCGCCCATACCCCCGACCTCGACAGTCTCGACAAGCTCGACATCCTCGAGCGGCTTGCCATTGTCAGGCGCTCGACCACTTCACTCGCGCTCGCGATCAAAGGGGCGGACCTCGACCCTGTGATCGCCGCCTGTCTGCGGGAGCTGGCCCTCGAGATTAGGGACAGCCTCGACGCCCTGACCGCTGACATCGAGCAGGAGAAGGGCCGGCGCGCGTTTATTGCGGGGCTCATACCATGATTGAACTGCCGCGCCGTCGGGACGAGCCCCGCACATTCGTTGAGCCTGATGCGGACGTCCTGGCGCGCCTCAAGCGCGCCCACACCGCCCTCGGCAACCTGACCGACGACTTCGCCGATTTGCCCGGGCTCGATGAGCTGGGGGCGGCGCTGGTCGAGATCCTCGATGAGCTAGAGGCCCAGACCGAGGACTGCGAGGACGATGAGCTCGGCGACGACGAGGCGCTGCCCCTCTTCGCCTCTGCGGGCATCACCCCCTAGCGGGCGTCAATCAGGCGTCCCGCTCGATGCGGGCGCCGCCCTCCGAAGCGATCCTCCCCATGAGGCGAAGGCCGGGACACAGACCGGGCCGGGCAATGCGTAGAGGGCTGAAGCCGAAGGGGTGCACGACACCCCCGGCAGGACTCGGCCGCGAGGACCGGGACGGGACGATGATGTTGCTGGCGCGGCCCATCGTCCCCGCCGTCAGGAAGAACCAGCGGACAAGGGCCGACCGGCTGACCCCGGCCCGACCGAAAGGAACCCGCTGCGCCAGAGCGTCGAGAGCCTGATCCCGGCCCATACCGGCATGGCCAGCGCAGTTCGCTCCCAAAGGGCGAACTGCGCCTCCCGCCGAAGCCCTCCCACCCGGCACAGCCGGGGAAGAGAGGCAGGAAAAAGAGATTCAAAGAATAAAACGCTGGGGACGCCCAATGCCTCTATCCGGTGATCAGACAGCCCCCTTCCTGCGGTTCCTCGACGCCTTCCCGCAGAGGGACGCTCCCCATGATGTTGAAGCCGCCCGCGACGCATGGGGCCGCGCGATCCAGCGCGCGGACCCTGACGCGATCATAGCCGGCGCCGAGGCCTACAGGGTCGCCCGACAGGGCCAGCCGGCACGATTCACACTCTCGGCGCGGCGCTGGCTGCAGGAAGGCCGTTGGCGCGATGTAGGCCCCGCTTCTCGCCCATCCAGCACACCACCGCCCGCCATGGTGTGGGTCGCCTGTGGATCCCCAGAATGGCGAGAGTGGACGCGATACCGGGGAAGGTCACCGCCGCTCGATCGCCGGGGAGGATGGCACTTCCCAAGCCGCTGGCCGCCGGCGCCGATCGCTGCCGAATGACCCCCGTATAGGAGAGACAGATGATCCGGATTTTACTTCTCACGCTGGCCGAGCTGCTCGCCCAAATTGCCCGCGGGCTGCTCTGGCTTGCCGGCGCCGCGATGAATGCCGCGGCCCGGCTCCATAATTATGGGAGGGCGCGATGAGCGCGCCCTTCGACCGTGCCGCTATCATGCGCGAGCATGGCACCGGTACAGGGATGGCCAGCGTCTCGGGCTCGGATGGACCTTCGGGCGCTGCCTTTCGACGGCATGGGCGGCGGCGAAGCTCCGGCGAACTTGGGACGAGCAGCGCGCGGCGCTAGCAAGGCGACTCGTATCTGACTGCGGCGCTGGTTTCTTCCCGCGCGAGGTCGTGGATGAACTGCGCAAAGGCGAGGCGCAGAAGGAGCATCGCAAAGCAACTCGGGAGCCGCTCCTCCGTGACCTCTGCCATTGAGACGCGCAGCGCATCGCCAACGGCGGACTGGATCAAGAACCAATCCTCTTCGACTTCGATGGTCTGTCTGGATTCCTCGGGAGGCATAGGGGCATCTCCCTAGTGGATTTCACTTATCCCAACGGCTAGCCCGGCCGGTTCGTTCCGCCCGAAATGAGCGAACATTGTTTCATATTGCGAGCCAGAGAGAGCGCAATGCGCTGGAGCACATCCTCGGCGCCGAGACGTGCCATTTATACCCGGGCCTGATGCGGCCACGCCTCGGGCAAAGAGAGGCCGCCGAAGCTCCCCCGAGCCTCCGGCGGCTTCTTCCTTTTCCACTCGCCCCCCCCCCCCGCTTCATCACCGCGACCATCCCGCGCGACCCTTCCTCGCCTGCGCGCTGGTGGCTTGAATGCTCCGGTTCGGTGGGACCGCTTTTGTCCTAGCGCCTTTGGAGCTCTTCACCTTAGCGGCTGAAAGTCGCATTGCGCCGGCTACGTCGAGCACAGATCTCATATTAAAGAGACCAACGCGACGGGCGGTTTCAATGAGGGCGATTGTTTGTGGCGGTCGGAATATCGGTCGAACCAATTTCGACGCGATTCATTTGGACGCAAGTGCAGAAATCAAGCGCGCTTCGGAGGAAAGGAGCTTCGTTGCAAATAAAATGGCTGCGCTTCACGCGGAGAATCAGTTTCACCTTCTGACTGGGGGCAATGAAGGCGGCGCGGAGCGATTGGCATTACTTTGGGGGTCCAATAACGGCGTTCCACTCCTGATCGTCCACCGGCGAAGCGAAGGAGAGACCGTTATCGAGCGCAATTTGAGGATGCTGCGCGAATCCGCTCCCGAGTTAGTGATTGCATTTGGGGGTGCCGAAAGCACGAAGGCCTTGATTGATGCTGCCATGGCGGCAGGGATTCGAGTGCTCCGGTTTGAACTACCCTGCGGATAATGCCGGCTTTCAGTGGGGAGGACCGTGCCGCGTCGCTCGCCCTCGCTCATCACCGCGACCCTTCCTCGCCTACGCAGTGGCGGTGTGACCTTGCCTGCTCCGAATCAATGACTTAGATTCTTCCCAAGCATGTGACGAACGAACGCCCCGACCGTGGATGTATCGGCGGGGCGTTTTTCGTTGGGCCATCTGACCGCATAGCCGAATTGCCACATTGACGCCTTGGTCAGGCCCTCGTATTACTCAATATCTCAGAAATGTGATCAGCTTTCGTTTTTGTGAGCCGCCCCGATGGGACGTTTTCTTTCGGATCGAGTTTCTTCGGTCATCAACCAAATCAAATGGCTCCTCGGCCGTCACGAAAGGCGGGCCATTGTCGCCCATCGTGTTCGACGGATGCTCGACTAAGTGACATTACCGCCGGCGATGATCTCCGCGACAGGGCCTGCCTCCTGAAGCGACACCACCATGAAACGCCCCCGACCGTGGATGTATCGGCGAGGCGTTTTCTGCTCCTGCTAAGCAATCGATTCCAACTAAAAAACTAAGTCGCCCACCCCGGCTTGTTCGGCGGGGCGGGCGCGCAATGGCAGCTTTACCACGCCGTGCGGGGAATACGGGGGAATGGGGGCGAAGGCGTGACCGGCATATATTGCAGGTTCAAGCTTCCAACACCGGCGGACACATTGAGCCCAGTGCCCACAGAGACGGAGATCGGCTGAAGTGAGATAGACCTGTTGGAGCCGCCAACAAGAACAGCTCCACCCGCTCCAGCTCCGACCGCGACGGAACCCTGCGCTCCGACGAAATCGCCAGCCAAAGCACCCGGAGCAAGGTTGTTAGTCGCGGCCAAGCCCCCCCAAACCATTCGTCCTGGCCCGCTGATGCCAATGTTTGCGCCGACATTGGTGAGCCGACCAAGATAGTGGGAGCTTGGGCCTCCGCGATTGCTTTTGAAAACGCAGTCAAGCGACTGGTTCATCATCAGAATCATTCCGACGCCGCCTGAAAGGTGGCACTGTAGAACGCCGGCTTTGATTGACTGTGCCGAAGCGGCGCCCGGCGCGAAAGCCGCGAGAAGAGCAGTAAGACAGAGGCCGCGCTGAAATCCCCGTAGAAGCATTGGTGAACCTCCCGAAATAGACCCGTCTTAAAGCGGGCGGGGGGACGCTATACCAATTGCTCCGGTTCAGGAAACGCCATCCTATCCCATCGGCTGGCTTCAGTCGTCGTTGATCGGGTCGTCTGGTTCAGCGGGGAACTGGAAGCGCAAATCCCGCAATAGTCGCTCGTACTGCCGCTTCAACATTTCGATGTCCTCGGACATCTTTGCTGGATCGTATTTATCCCACCCGAGGGAGTTTCGCAGTCGCGCAACGATCTCGGCGTTTATCGAACGGCCATTTTTCTCTGCCTGTTCAATAATTTCTGACCGCAAATCCTCGGGCAGACGGATTCGAAATTGGGGATCGTCTTTAGCCATGGGGCAATTAGGGCACATAATGCGCTTGACGCAATGGCCCCGCCAAGAGCATAAAATGCCCCATGGAGATTTCGGAGCTGAGGATGAGCAAGAACGACCCGCAAATTCGCATCCGTCTTCCTGAGCAGCTGAAGGCTTGGATCGAAGAGGAAGCTGCGAAATACAGCGGTTCGATCAATGGCGAAGTCGTGAGGGCGCTCCTGGGGCATAAGGAGCGAGTCGAGAAAAGCAGGGCCAAGCGCGCTGACAGGGCGTCCGCATGAGTGCCGCCCGCATTCAAAGCGGTCCTGCCTCGCAGATGCTCGGCATCTCTCGGCGCAGCGTCCAGTCTCTCGCCGCTGCCGGCAAACTGCCGGGAGCGGCTATGATTGGTGGGCAGTGGACCTTCGATAAAGACAAGCTGCGCCGTTTCATCGATGCGAAGGAATCAGAATGCGCGAGCCGAATCTTTACAGACGCGCGGGGATCTATTGGCTGCGCGCCACGATCAACGGCGTCGAGCGTCGAGAAAGCCTACGAACTGGCGATCTCAAAACTGCGAGGCGGCTCAAAGACGCCCGCATCGAAGAAATCAAAGCGAGCCGCTGGCGCGGGGAGAGGCGGCGCTCATGGCTTGAGTGCGTAGCGGAATGGGCATCGCATGCACATGACCAGATCGGCCCGAAAACGGCTAAGCGGTATGCGGTCTCGCTTGAACAGGTCCGCCCGCTTTTATCGACCCTCGACATCAACCAGATTAACGGACAAGTGATCGCGGACCTTATCTGCGCTCGCCGTAAAGCGGGCGCATCGGCCGCTACAGTGCGACGTGACCTGACCGCCATTTCCCGAGTGCTCGAATTTGCTGAGGCCATGGGCTGGCGCGAGGGTAATCCGACTCTATCAAAACGGCGCATCCTCAAGGAACGGCGCGATCCTATCGTCCTGCCTGAGCACGCTGACATCGAGACATATATTGCAGCTGCGTCGCCGCAATTCGGAGGCCTGATCCGCGCAGCGTGGCTGACAGGCTGCCGTCAGGACGAACTGGTCACGGTGACATGGCGGCAATTCAGCCATAACCGCGGAACGCTGGAGGTGATTGGCAAGGGCAATAAGCGCCGCACGATCACCCTGTCCGCTGACGCGCTCGCCCTGTTTGCCTCGTTGCCCCGCGCCCTCGGATCAAACCTCATCTTCTGCAAGGCAGACCGTGAGGGGTTCGCCCAAGCTGCCAGCGACTTCACTCACCTCCGGCGCGCCGTGCTGCGCGAGGCGGGCAAGGACGGGCGCAGGGTAGGGCGTTTCCGGTTTCATGACCTTCGCCACCTCTTTGCCGTCGAGGCGCTCAGGGGCGGCTCTATGTCGATCTACGCCCTATCCAAGCACCTTGGCCATACGAGCGTGAAGACGACCGAGATTTACCTGGACTTCCTGACACCGGAAGAGGCCGACGCCGCCAGAGCGAACTCGGCACAAAACACGGCACAAGGCAGGAAATCTGCCGTGTGAGGGTTTTCTTTTTGCCTTGTGTAACAGTTGGATGCGCCGAATGAACGAAGTCAGTCTAACGGGTCTTGAAAACCGCCGTGGGGGCAACTCCACCGTGGGTTCGAATCCCACCTCTTCCGCCAGTTTGCAGTCGCAAACCCAAAACGCCTTCCCCTCAGAGCCGAAAACCTCTTTATTTCCGAAGGGTTTGCGGCAGATGTCTCCACGTCAGAGACGACCGAAGGCCGAATTTTCGGTCTCTGAACGGCTTTTGTCTCAGGAGGTCTCCACGCCCCCCATTTCGGTGGAGATAAACAACTTCAATGAGTTGCGTGCATTTTAGATGTTGCTGTTTTGCAACCCTTTTCGCCGCCCGGATGACTTAGCAACCCGGCGTGGAGGGCGCGACTCGACGCTCACCAACGTTCCTGCTATGTTCTATCAATCAGAGACGACCTTTCGAGGCGAGCGCAATGGCAAGCATCACCTACTTCGTCGTGCTGTCATTCATTCGAGACGAGGACGGCGACCTCATTCCAGAACGCCCGGTCGAGCGTCAAAGCGCGCAGTCGGCCAAGTCATATGCCAAGGCGCTGGTCACCGCCGGCAAGGCGGGCGCGATCGCATTCCAAAGAACCGGAGATCCAAGCGTCGGCGAATTCGATGAGGCTGAAATGCTTGCGCGAGAAGGCAACGTCCCCGACGATCTTTTTGATTTGGCCCTCTAACGCTGCCTGCATCGGTAGGCTTCACATTCGATCCCACAAGTCATCTGGCCACGCCTCAGGGGCGTAAACGAGTGGCAATTCCAGCTCAGGCGTGTAGAGGAGAGACAGCCGTTCATCCTCAATCGGACAATCGCCATCCCAAGAATACGACACTGAGCCATCCTCGCGAGACGATACCCACGCCGGCCAGTATGTTGGATCAAGCTCAAATTTGCGCGCGAAACCGCGCAATTTATAAAGTCCACTATAGTTTTTCATTTCGACTATCAGTCGACGCCCATGCAACTCTACTTCTACTGTTCCAAGGTACAGCCTCTTTATTGCGCCGTTCCGCCATTTCTCGATCGGCTCAATGCTTTTCGCTGTATCCCGGAGAACTACCAGCATTGGGTTAAACTCCACGATAATTTAGTTTTCGAACATCATGTTACCCAATGGCGAGCTGTGACCACGCTATAACTCCGTTCATTCTAAGGCAATTACGCTGATCGCCGCGCTCCACACTTACCACGATCAAGACTCGATGCGAGATTAAAGCAATTGATCCCTCGCGGGATTAGGTTCCAGTTTCCCTGGCACCTGAGCCCCGCCAGCTTAGTCTAGCGGTCACCCGAAACGGCGATATTCTGCTCGATCCACGGCAGAGTGGCAGTCTCGGTTAGCGCCTCAAGCGAAACATGACACGGTCGCTGCTCAATCACCAACGCCTGCAGCACGTCGGGCGCGAGATAAGCAAGGCGGAAATAGCGGCTGACGAAAGAGAGCCCGAGATTCTCCGTCTTCGCGATCTCCGTCAAAGTCGCCACTTCTCCTCTCTCCAATTTCCTCCGCCAACCCCACGCCCGACCGATCGCTCGCAGCACATGCGGATCCTGCCGTCTGGCGGTCAGCGCCTCGGCGTTCTCTGGCGGCAGGATCTTCGGCCGGCCATTCCGCTTCTTGAACGTCAGCGGAATGAACACCCGGATCGTGGCGGGTTCACTGGTCATGCAATTGCTTCCTTTCCTTCCGGCGAGAGCATTTCCCGAACGATGGCGCCGACGCCGTGATTGCGAAGATCAACGGCGACGCCGCCGCTGCCCACCGTGACACGCTCGACAACCAGCTGGACGATACGGGCCTGCTCGGCGGGAAATAGCGAACCCCAGAGCTCGTCGAAGCCCGCGAGAGCCGAGACCACCGCCTTCTCGTCGGGCTCCTGCCCGGCGCTGCGCAACGCCTCGATCGCGCGCGCCGCTACCTCCGGCGTACGCAGCATGCGTCGCATCTCCCCGACCACCACATCCTCGACCATGCCTGCAGGGAGCCGCTGTGGGCCCGTGGGCGCGCTCGTGGCGCGGTTCTTTATGAGGTCCATGGAGGTGTAGTAGCGGTAGAGTTTTGCGCCCTTCCGGGCCGCCGTGGGCGTCATGGCGACCCCGCTCTCCATGAAGATCAGCCCCTTCAGCAGCGCCGGGGTCGACGTGCGAGTATTGGCGGCGCGGGCGCGCGGGCTCTCGCCCAGAATGGCGTGAGCCTTGTCCCAGAGATCCGCTCCGATGATCGCCTCGTGCTCCCCCGGGTAGGACGCTCCCTTGTGGCAGGCCTCGCCGAGATAGACCCGGTTGTTGAGAACTCGATACAGGAAGCCCTTGTCGATTAATGCGCCACGCTTGTTTCGCAGCCCCTTCTCGGAGAACTCCTTCGCAAGAATTGTCGCCGAGCCCACTTCGACGAAACGCTCGAAGATCATGCGGACTGTCGCAGCCTCCGTCTCATTGATCACGAGTTTGCGGTCATTTGCATCGTAGCCCATCGGCACGAATCCGCCCATCCACATCCCGCGTTTGCGAGAGGCGGCGAACTTGTCGCGGATGCGTTCGCCGATGACCTCCCGCTCGAACTGGGCGAAGGAGAGCAGAATGTTCAGCGTCAGCCTGCCCATGGAGGTCGTGGTGTTGAACGACTGGGTCACGCTCACAAACGTGACGTTGTGCCGGTCGAAAATCTCGACCAGCTTGGCGAAGTCCATCAAGGAGCGCGACAGGCGGTCGATCTTGTAGACGACGATCACGTCGATTAGGCCGGCCTCAATGTCGGCGGTCAGCTGCCGGAGTGCGGGCCGGTCGAGATTACCCCCGGAGTAACCGCCGTCGTCGTAGCGGTCGCGGGTGGCGACCCAACCCTCGGCCTTCTGGCTGGCGACATAGGCCTCGCAGGCCTCGCGCTGGGCGTCGAGAGAGTTGAACTGCATGTCCAACCCTTCCTCCGAGCTTTTCCTCGTGTAGATCGCGCAGCGCTGGCGCTTGGGCATGGCGATGACGGAAGCGGACTTGCCTTTCATTTGCGCCCCCGCGACTCACGAATGCCGAAGAAGCGCCAGCCGTTCCATTGCACGCCGGTGATGGCTCGGGCGATGGCGGAGAGGGATTTGTATTTGCGCCCCTGCCACTCGAAGCCGTCCGTCAGAACGGTGACGGTGTGCGCGATACCCTCCCACTCGCGCACGAAGCGCGTTCCGGCGACAGGGCTACGCGGGTCGCTGATATTTGAGCGCGCTGGAGCCTTCCGCTCGACCTCATCGGCGAGCGCATCCAGCATCCGCCGCGTCTCACGGCCGAGGCCGCCATAGGTCAGTTCCTGGATGCGATAGCCAATCCGCATCTCCAGGTTGCTGCGGCTGTAACTGATTGGCGGCGCGTCGAACAGCGCCTCCCACTTCTCCCGCAACTCCTTCACCGACATCTTCTTCAGCGCCGTCAGCTGAGACAGAACCGACCTGTCCAGTGCCGGGTCGTCGCCCGGCGCCGGCAGTCTATCGATCTTTTTAGTCGCACCTCTCATCATCGCCCTCCAACTCGGTTGCGCGGTTTGCGACCGTCACACCGGTGTTCCGGGGCGAGAATGTCCACGAAACTGTCTCCGGTTTCGGGAGATAAAGAACTCGACTTCTCAGACCGCATGCGCCTCAGGCCGGCGGCGAGGATCTGGCCGAGTTCGGACAGGCGTTCATGATGCGACAAGCAACTTGGCGCAATCGCATTGGGGCCGGAGGAGGGTGCAGGCATCGAGACCGCTCGCGTGCGTTTCGGAATTCACGAACGGTAGGCAAATCACGCCGGTTATGCAAATAATTCAATGTCTTATCGAATTCCCAAGAGACGCATAGAAGTGCTTCGCAATTCCGAGAAATAGAAAATCACCCCATGGGCGGCGGGGCCCGCGAATCAGTACGCGGTTATGTGAGGTGCTGGACCTGGACGTCGCCCCAACGCTGGCTCAGATATTGAGCGACTAGGCGGCGATGGCAGTGGTGAGGTTTATCCTCACTGCAGAGGAGACAACCATCATTTATCGCCTCTCTGGGAATGGACTTCTCTATCTGACGCTTGTCCATGAGTTCAAGGAACTCGCACTCATATTTGCTCCAGTTTTTATGCTCCTTTCGGTAATCATCTAGCATCTTCTGGGTCGGTGCCAAGTCCGGGAAATGCACATAACCGATTCCACAAATTTCCTTCAGGAAATATTCAAGGTCGTCACGCTTGGCGAAGCCCGCTAGCTGCGAGACATTGTTTAGCCGTACGTCGACAATTCGCTTTGCTCCAGAAGATCGCAACAATTCGAAAAATTTTTTGGCACTTTTCTTCGTGAAGCCGATCGTAAATATCTTCATGCTACTCCTCCGACTCAGCATTGTCGTCATTCGTATATGCGACCCGACTCTCCTGGACCGCTAAAGCTTCTCGTAATAAATCCTCTTTGTCGCGGAACAAATCTTCGCGCGGCAGCCCAACCAGATCCAACAGCCGCTCCATGGCTTCAGCATGTGGCTCTAGCTCCCCGTTCGCGTGAATATGCTTTATGTCGAATGCTTCACTTTCCAGGGCGCGCGAGACCAGCAAGGTTCTATGACACTCGAGTGGCTCACGCTCAGCACACATCAGCGCAATTCTGTGGGTGCTCGCGCCTCTCTTTAAACGCTCGATTCCTTCGTGGAACTCCGCTCTCTCGGCAAGGCGTGAATACTGTACGCGCCCCTTCACATAGCAACTGGGATCATCCGAACGCGCGCCCAACTCCTTGCCCAAGAAAACATATTTGATACCGTGCTCTTTGAGATACTCGCCGAGGGCCGCGCGATTGAATTGAGGAAAATAACGACTATAAGGGGAAGATCGCACATCCGCGATGACCGTGATCCCGTGCGCCTTCAAAAGGCGCAAAAAATTATCAATAGGATGCGTCGAGTGTCCGATTGTGTAAATCTGAGGCCGGGCGCTCATATAGCAAATCCTATTTGTTTTCGATGATAGCAGCGACGAGCTTGTAGCAAAACCCATCTTGAGCTGCTTCGCCCAGGCTCACGGTGATCATACACTCACCCAAACTGTGTGTATTATCCGGCATTGCCAAGTAAGTGGCTTCATACTTTGGATCGGTTACCCACAGCCGATAATGAACGCCGTCATGATCAAAACGGGCTTGGACGCGACGTTTGAAATTTCCATAGGCAGCGCTCGGAGCGAAAACAGAAAGCGTCAGGCTATCCACATGGATTAGTCGGAGCGATTCAGTCAAAGTATTTGCTTGGCTCAATTCGATTCGGTCAAACTGTCCATGATAGGTGCTGCTATTGTTCAGCCATAATGGTCCGACCGGATCAGCAATTTTCCGGATGATGCTGAAATTTGCGGCTGCCTTTTTGGCCCAGTAATACCGTTCGTCTAACAACCAATTCTCACTTTGGTAGCTGTTAGGCTTTGCTGATAACATTTCAATGTCGATGACATCCAGCACATTTGGATCGCTTCCATCCTGATACTGACGATCGCCTTCAGAAACTTCTTCGTGAGGTCGACCACTGACAGGTCTCACCCAAGGGCCTATAGCCCAAGATCCCGTGGGGGATTTGATTATTTCTTTGCCCGCAATGCACCTCCCGCTAAGTTTTCGGGAATTCGCAAGGCAGATGATACGTTTTTCTGTCATGATTTTTATCCGCCAATCTTCACGGCCCTAATCCTCACGACGTTGGATATAATCTAAGGTATCCAGCTCATCGGCGCTGGCATCGACATCATCATGGACTACCTCGTCGAACTGTAAGACAGATATCGAAATATCAAGCCGCTCAGAGAAAAACGCCAATTCGCGCAGAGCCTCTGCCCCCCTGCTAAACTCCCAGACGCCAGCATGTACAGCCACTGCATGATCACTCTTCTCGCTCAAAGCTGGGCCAAGTCCAGTTACGGAATTATCGGGAATTGGCATCCCAGACGGAATAAAAATTCCGCTCCGATAGGCGCTTTCGCTGGCGCGCCCCCAAAGAGCGTAGCCGTCTCGCGCGACGACCATTACCGCTCGGGCGGGTGTGAACTCAATCCATTTTCGGACGGCAGCGAGTAGGGAAACACCATAGCGGTTGGTTATATGTGCGAGCAACGAACGGCTTATTTTCTGACCGCCAACTTGAATACGATAATCATCAATTGGCATGAGGAGATAAGAGGCAAATGTGTCTGCTTCCTCTTCACGAGAATATTCCTCTTTGTTCCACTTGTTGGTCTGGAGGGGAAGGCACTGGAAATCAAAATGGTTAGCTAATTCTCCACCGCGATAGAAATCGGCCGCTAATGGCTGACGATGTAGCATATAATGTCCAAACTCGTGGGCGAGCGTAAAACGCTCACGGCTCGGATATGAGTCGTGCCTATTGTAGAGGATGTGCCAGCCCGGTTTCTTCCGACCCGCACGAAGCATGCCCTCAAAACCTGGAATATCGACGTCTTTGATTGTCGTAATCGGGTCCGGTTGATTGCGCGAAACCTCCATGGCAAGCGATTTTACGTCGACCGGGAAACGATTTTCTCCGAGCACAGTCCGTAGAAGGATTGTGAGATCATTAGCGACGCGCCGCGGAGATTTCCGTTCCAAAGCAGTCATTCATCCTCGTCATCGAGAATATTTAGCATCTCACGCAAGCGCTCTTTGCTCTTGGGGTTCATTTTTTGATATTTGCGGAAGAACGCCTGATCGGTTGCATCTTCCTTTGTGATCTCCTCAGTGGCCAGCAGATATTCTGATGTCGTATCAAGCGCGACAGCGATCTGGTGCAGCTTTTCCGCGGATGGTCGAGCGATGTCCTTATTCTCGATCTCCCAGATATAACTCTTGCTTGATCCAATAAGCTCAGCTAGAGCTTCGAGTGTTAGTCCCTTCTTGCGCCTAAGGTCACGCACACGCTCTCCTAAAGGTGTCGGCACGTCTCCCTCCTCTTTCCCCAGAAAGTTCGTTTTTCCGAACTTTTTATTATTGACCCACCATACAATCAACTCTAGCCTCCGCAAAGGTTCGCAATAGCGAACATTTCTTCGCGTTGTAGCGAAACTGCGAGGTGGCTATGGCTTCCATGACGAACTTCATTCGCAACACGTCTCTGCCGGCGCTGCGGGCCTATTTCGACCAGACGGGGGTCGCGTTCGCGTCGCCCATCAACTGGGATTCTCCCGCGAATGACGTTGTTTCCCCGCTACTTAAGGCGGTCACGGAAATGGACGAGCAAGCCGTCGCCCGGGTCATGAACGACGCGGATCGCGTGACAGAGATGACCGACGAGGCCGGCCAAACGGCGATTTACAGCATCTCCAAGACCCCTGACCTCCTCGACCAGCTCCCGAACGCCCACGACCGCGCGCTGTGGGTCTTCATCAAGGATCCGACCGGCTTCCGTCACGCCGAGGAGGTGCGTTTCACCGACGAGCGTCGCCGTGGCCGTATGTGGGATGGGTTCCTCGGTGAACCCGAATTGAAGATCAACCTCGACGAAGTCTCCATTGCTGCATTCAAGGCGGCTATTCGCGATCGCTTCGAATCCAAAAACGTGGAGGTCGACGTTTTTGATCGTACCCGTCCGACCTTCGCCGGGGATGACTGCGGTCTCGTTCAGGTTACGGTTTACCGCGAAGGCCGTCTCGATGATGTGCTCGAATTCGTTGATGGCTCCCTTGATCGTCGCTCCCGCCGGCCCGTCTTCGAAGCGGCGCTCACGTATGAGCCTGCAACGGGTGTCATCGAGGTCGTGGGGAACGACCGCGAAAGCCGCAAAGACCTCGTGGGCTTCCTTTCCCGCGATCTCCTGAAGTCTGACTTCCGCCAGGAGCACATGCCGCTCCGTCAGTTCGACCTTTCGGTTCTTCTCCAGCCGTTTGCTTTCCCCACGGACGCCGAAGACGGCATCGAGTCGGTTCGCGTCAATCTTCTGCGCCTGATGCCGATCGAATCGGTTGGCGAACGCATGACGCTTGAATGCCTCCGGCAGGCGCCGCAGACCATCTGGAATATGGCGGATCAGCGTTTCGGCGGCGCCAATCCGCTCAAGGGCGGCTGGGTGGTCACGCAGGCCAAGCTCACCATCCGCTTTCACCCGAAGAGCGGCTCCCGCCGCGGCAAAGTCGTCCCGCTCACGATAACAATGCCGCATGGCTGCGATCTGAAGGATCGCACGGAGCGCGAACGCATGATCGGCGAAAAATATCTCCTGCGTTGGGGCATCATGAAAGATGTCTGAGAAAGCGGCCGTTCTCGACAAGCAGTCGGCCAAGCTCCTCCTTGACGTCGTCGAGACACCAAGCTCGACAATTTCCGGAGAAGTCCTGGCCGGCCATTTTTCCATTGAAGGAGAAACGCTCCAAGGACTCAACTTGCTTTCTCCTGATGGATTCGAGGCATTGACTACGTCCGGGGCCGACCACGATGACACGCCCGTAACCCTTGTCTGGAATGACGAAATAGGAAGCTATGGTTACTTTAGCCCCGCAGCCGGCTGGGTTTCTCCTCCGCCTGGCAATATGAGCGTCTATAGAGCGGACCCGAGTCGCTTTATTCTCTACACACTGTCACATCTGCACCTGTTGAACAGAAACGCCGCCACGGAGTTAATGCCGAATTTCACTTGGGATTGCGGGGATGTGCGCCTCCCTAACAGAAGCGCGCCTGTCTCGATTTGGTTTGCCCGCCGCCTCTCAGACCCAGAAATGTCACCTAAGGTTTGCGATCTCTTGAGACGACGTCCGTCCGAGCGGACGCGGATCATCCTCACTTCAACTCCATCGAACCGACTGGCGCAGCAATCCATGGAGGGAAGCGCCGTTGTCTGCGTGAGCGACGTAGGTGAATGCGACAATCCGCTGATCGCAGATCCAGAAAGATTAGCTCTGCGCATATCGGGCACCCCGGCACCCAGCAACCTTCCAGTGACGATCTCCGGTGAGGGCAGGACGATTACGGTCTCGGGCAAGACATATAATTTCAAAGGCTCAAAACAATGCGCTGTAATCCGATTCCTATACGACCGTTACATGATCAATAGTCCCAAGTGTTCAGTCGCCGAGGTCCTGGACACTGCCGGTTTCAGTGATAGCGTCAACAGCCTCACAAAAGCATTTTCTGGCAACAAAGACTGGCGGAAAATCATAAAGCAGGCGAATGGCGTCTGTTGGATCGAACCATAAACTGCTGATTGCCCTGATCCACTAAAGCCGCCCTCTCGGGCGGCTTTTTTCGTTTTGACTCTCAATTCTTCGATTCCTACCTGTCGCCTACCTCTCGCCTACCGATCCCCTACCTCCCCCTGCCTCATAGTCCTCGAATCAATTCGCTGAAGCAGGAAGGAGGTCTCATTGTCCACCACACATTTGAACCAGATCGATCTCGCGCGCCGTTGGAAGTTGAGTCCGCGCACGCTTGAGCGCTGGCGGTGGCTGAATGAAGGGCCGCCTTACCTCAAGATTGGCGGTCGCGTCGTCTACCGGCTCGACGACATCGAAGCATTCGAATCCCTGCAGCTCCATGCGATCGACTCCAAGCCCATGCCGGGCGCCGGAGCCGTCGGTGAGAAGGATATCAATCCGTGACTCTGCCGATCATTCTCGCCGATCAGCGCCTCGCGGAGCCTCGCGGCATCAAAGCGGCGATCTTCGGGAAGAGCGGCGTGGGCAAGACGAGCTTGCTCTGGACGCTCAATCCCGCGACGACGCTGTTCTTCGATCTCGAAGCGGGCGATCTGGCGATCGAGGGCTGGAGCGGCGACGCCATCCGCCCGCGCACATGGGAAGAGTGCCGCGACTTCGCGGTGTTCATCGGCGGGCCCAATCCGGCGATCCGCGACGGCCGCCCGTATAGCCAGCGCCATTACGATGAGGCGGTCGCCAAGTTCGGCGATCCGCGGGCTCTCGACAAATACCAGTCGGTCTTCGTCGACTCGATCACCGTCGCCGGCCGCTTGTGTTTCCAGTGGGCCAAGGATCAGCCGGAGGCCTTTTCGGAGAAGACCGGCAAGCCCGACGTGCGCGGCGCTTATGGCCTGCACGGTCGCGAGATGATCAGCTGGATCACCCATCTGCAGCACACCCGCGCCAAGGATGTGATTTTCGTCGGCATTCTCGACGAGAAGCTCGACGACTTCAACCGCAAGATCTTCGTGCCGCAGATCGACGGCGCGAAGACCGGCCTCGAGCTCCCCGGCATCGTCGATGAAGTAATCACGATGACGGAAATGGCCGACGCGGAGAAGAACCTCCACCGCGTCTTCGTCTGCCAGACGCTGAACCCGTGGGGCTACCCCGCAAAGGACCGCTCTGGGCGTCTCGATCTCGTCGAGGAAGCGCATCTCGGACGCCTCATCGCGAAGATCGGCCAGCCCGGCCGCTCGCCTCTCGAACGTCTGATGTTCAGCCGCCCCGCGCCGGCTGCGGACGCCTCTTCCACCACCAACCGCTGACAAGAAGGAGATTCCAATGTCTTCGTGGACCGACTTCAACGACGCCAAGTCAAACCCCAACCTGATCCCGAAGGGCACGCTCGCCAAGGTCCGCATGACGATCCGCCCGGGCGGCTTCGACGATCATGCGCAGGGTTGGACGGGTGGCTACGCCACGGGCGGCACGACCGGTGCCGTCTATCTCAACGCCGAGTTCACCGTGCTCGAAGGTCCTTACGCGCGCCGCAAGGTGTTCTCGATGATCGGGCTCTACAGCCCGAAAGGGCCCGACTGGGGCAACATGGGGCGCGCGCTCGTCCGCGGCATTCTCAATTCGGCGCGCGGTCTCTCCGACAAGGACGTGTCGCCCGAGGCGCAGAATGCGCGTCGCATCGCCGGCTTTGCCGTTCTCGACGGCGTCGAGTTCATCGCCCGCATCGACGTCGGAACCGACACCAACGGCGATCCGAAGAACGAAATCCGCGGCGCGGTCACGCGCGACCACAAGGATTATGCGGCGCTGATGGGCGGCGCTCCCGCCAATGGCGGCGGCTATCAGCAGGCGCCGGTCTATGCCGCGCCGGCTCAACATGCCTCGGCTGCGCCTGCTGCCCCCGACACGCCTTCGGCCGGCGTCCGTCCCACCTGGGCGCAGTAGGAGGCGACGCTATGATCCTCCGCTCCCGCCAGAAAACCTTTGTCGAGCGCAGCATCGCTGCGCTCGGCGAGCATGGCAACACGCTGGGCGTGGCGCCGACCGGCGCCGGCAAGACCATCATGCTGTCGGCGGTCGCCGGCGAAATGATCAGGGACAGCGCCGCCAAGGCCTGCGTGCTCGCCCATCGCGACGAGCTCACCGACCAGAACAGCGCCAAGTTCAAACGCGTCAATCCGGGCGTCACGACCTCGATCGTCGACGCCGCGGAGAAATCATGGGCCGGGCAAGTCACCTTCGCCATGGCCCCGACGCTCTCGCGCGCCGCCAATCTCGACGCTATGCCGGCCGTGGATCTCCTCGTGATCGACGAGGCGCATCACGCCGTTGCTGACAGCTACCGCAGGATCATCGACCGCGCGCTGCAGCGCAACCCCATGGCCCGCATCTTCGGAGTGACGGCGACGCCGAACCGCGGCGACAAGAAGGGACTGCGTCAGGTCTTCTCTAATGTCGCCGACCAGATCCGCATCGCCGAGCTCATCGCCTCCGGTCATCTGGTCAAACCCCGCACCTTCGTCATCGACGTCGGCGTCCAGGAGGCGCTGAAAAAGGTGCGCCGTGTCGCAGCCGATTTCGACATGGGTCAGGTTGCGGAAATCATGGACAAGGAGCCGGTCACCGCCGCGGTGATCGCGCATTGGAAAGAAAAGGCCAGCGACCGCCAGTCCGTCGTCTTCTGCTCCACGGTTGAGCACGCGCGCAATGTCACGGAGGCCTTTTGCGCCGCCGGCGTCAGGGCCGCGCTCGTCCATGGCGAGATGGGTAACGAACTGCGGCGCGCGACGCTCGCCGCCTATGCCGAGGGCCGCACGCAGGTCATCGTCAATGTCGCGGTCTTGACCGAAGGGTGGGATCATCCGCCGACGTCCTGCGTCGTGCTCCTCCGCCCGTCGTCCTTCAAGTCCACCATGATCCAGATGGTCGGGCGCGGCCTGCGCACGGTCGATCCGGAAGAATATCCCGGCGTCATCAAGAGCGATTGCGTCGTCCTCGATTTCGGCACGTCGAGCCTGATCCACGGCTCGCTGGAGCAGGATGTCCAACTCGACGGGCGTGAGGCGACTGGAGAGGCGCCCACCAAGACCTGCCCGGAGTGTGATGCGACCGTCCCGGCAGCCGTGATGGAATGTCCGTTGTGCGGCCATGTCTGGGAAAGCGAAGCGGCCGGCTCCGAGCGCGATCCGCTCGGCGTGTTCGTGATGACCGAGATCGACCTTCTGGCGCGCTCCAGCTTCCAATGGGCCGATCTTCATGGCGACGGCGCGGCGCTCATCGCGAATGGCTTCAAGGCTTGGGGCGGCGTCTTCTTCCTCAATGGCCGCTGGTATGCCGTCGGCGGTGCCCAAAACAAGGCTGCACACCTTCTGGCCGTCGGCGAGCAGATGGTCTGTCTTGCCGGCGCCGATGACTGGCTGAACAACAACGAAACGGACGAGAGCGCGCACAAAACGCGCAGCTGGTTGACGCAGCCTGCGACCGACAAGCAGCTCGCCTATCTCCCGGCAGAATACCGCATGGACTACTCGCTCACGCGGTATCAGGCCTCGGCGTTACTGACATTCCATTTCAATCGCGGCGCCATCCGCCGGCTCGTCTTCGGGGCCGAGCAGTCGACGCACGCGGCGTGAGGGAGGGGATCATGTCGCTCCCGCCTCTCGCACGTCTCGGAGCCAACCGGCCCAAAACCATCATCTGCGCTGTCTGTCGGAAGCGCTGCCAGGGGTTCGGCTACGCCGATCCGTGGGCCAAGGGCTGGCCCGCGCCCACCGCCTGGTTCTGCTCGAAAGTTTGTCAGCGGTTTTATGCCGCGCAGGCAAGGAATCCCGAACTCATGGCTGTTCTCTCGAAACACGAAGCCGACGCCATTCGCGCCACGATGAAGCGCATCCCCGATCTCATTGATCGCATGGGGTGGGAGAAGCGTTTCGCCGACCTTTCCGAGCAGGAAGCCTTCGACCTGATCGCCGAGATGGTCTCGGGATTTCAGGAGACGATGGGCGAGATCGCCAAGACCACCGACGCGGAGGTCCCGTTCTGATGCTTGACTTCAACCACCGCCCTTCAGTGACAGAAAAGATCAACGCCGCCATCGACGCCGCGCTCGTCGAAGAAAATGCCGGCCGCGCGCCGCGCGACTATCTCGGCGGCTCGCGCATCGGCCACGCCTGCGAGCGTGCGCTGCAGTTCGAGTTCGCCGGCGCGCCCAAGGACGAGGGCGCCGACTTCTCGGGGCGTACGCTGCGCATCTTCGCCATTGGCCATACCCTCGAAGATCTCGCCGTGCGCTGGCTACGCGCCGCGGGCTTCGATCTCTACACCCGCAAGGGCAACCGCCCCGACGGCGAACAGTTCGGCTTCTCCGTCGCCGGTGGGCGTATCCGCGGCCATGTCGACGGCGTCATCGCCGGCGTCGCGGAGCCGCTCACCTGCGCCGTCCCGGCGCTGTGGGAGCACAAGACCATGAACGCCAAGAACTGGCGCGAGACGGTGGCGAAGGGCGTCGCCGTGTCGAAGCCAATCTATGCGGCGCAGATCGCGCTCTATCAGGCCTACATGGACGCCGCCATTCCCGGCGTGGCTGCGAACCCGGCGCTGTTCACCGCGACCAACAAGGACACGGCCGAGCTTCATCACGAGTTCGTGCCCTTTGACGCCGAACTGGCGCAGCGCATGAGCGATCGCGCCGTGCGCGTTCTGCAGGCGACGGACGCCGGCGAGCTGCTGCCCCGCATCGCCCGCGAACGCGAGTTTTTCGAGTGCCGCATGTGCTCCTGGTCGAACCGCTGCTGGAGCCTGCTGAAATGAGCGACGACAACATCATCCATTTCAACCCTTGGCAGGACTTCAACGATGTTTCCGCCATCATTGACCCGGCTGACATCGAGCCCGACGTCGAGCAGCTGAAGATCTTCCTCGACGTGGTGTTCAGCTATTGCGAGGGCCTGATCCCTGTCCGCGGATTCGTGGACAAGGGGCAGGATCTCGACGACCGCCCAAACAACAATATCTGGGTCGAAGCCGACAAACACGCGATCGACAAGCTCGTTACCTTCGTCAATTGGGCGTGGCGCGAGGGCTCCGCGGTCTATGTCGTGCCGGGCACCGTCGCAGCGACGGGTCAGGCCAAGGCTGATGAAGTCATTCAGATGCAGACAGTCGTCGTCGATCTCGACGACGGCGACATCGCGGCCAAATGCGAGCATCTCGTCGACCATCTTGGTCCGCCAACGCTCGTCGTCGAAAGCGGCGGGCGCACGCAGGAAGGCCAGCCCAAGCTTCATGTCTGGTGGAAGCTGACCGAGCCCGCGACCGAGGGAGACATTCAGACCGTCTGCCGGCTGCGCGGCGATATCGCCCGCAAGATCGGCGGCGACTGGCATTTCCGCTCCGCCCATCAGCCGATCCGGGTTGCGGGCTCGGTCTACCACAAGGGCGGTTTCCGTCGCGCCGTCACCATCCGCCTTCACAACGGACATGTGGAGGTCGACCTGCGCGAGTTCGCCGAGCGCGTCGACAACATGATCCGCTTCATCCATGCCGGACCCGAGCCGATCGAGCGCGAGAAGCCGACGATCCACGAAGTGCTGACCACGCCGGTGCGCGAAGGCGGCGTCGACGGCTGGTCGCGCTTCGCCGGGATCAGCGCGGCGGCCGGCCATTACATCCGCCTCGTCCACAAGGGCGAGATGAGCCCCGACGATGGGTGGGAGGCGATCTGCCAGTATAACGCCGCCATGGTGCGCCCGCCGTGGCCGCTGACGCGCCTCAAGCTCGAAGCCGACCGACTGTGGGCAAAGCACATCGAGAAGAACGGGCCACCGCTCATCCACCTCGACGCGGACGCCGCGCCACGCGTGCATGCGATGCCGGTGTTCTCCTTCGGCGAGTTGCTCGACGACGCCTCGCCGATGCCCGAGGACATCATTGGGCCGCGCGTCCTCACGCCGGGCGGGTTGCTGGTTTTGGGTGGCGCGCCCAAGGTCGGCAAGAGCGACTTCCTGATCTCGCTTCTGGTCCACATGGCGGCGGGCGCGCCCTTCCTCGGCTTCGTCCCGCCGCGCGCCCTGCGGATTTTCTACCTGCAGGCAGAGATCCAGTATCACTATCTGCGCGAGCGCATGCAAGGCATCCGGCTCGATCCTGCGGTCATTGCCGGCGCGCGCGACAATCTGCATGCGACGCCGAAACTCAAAATGATCCTCGACGACAAGGGGCTCGCCCGCGTCGCCGACGCCATTCGCACGCGCTTCCCTGATAGCGCGCCCGACATCATCTGCCTCGACCCCATCCGCAACCTGTTCGACGGCGGCAAGGACGGTGGCGAGAACGACAACTCAGCCATGATGTTCTTCCTCACCGAGCGTGTCGAGATGCTGCGCGAGGCCGTCGCACCGGCGTGCGGCATAATCCTCGCCCATCACACGCGCAAGACGCCGCGCAAGGCCGTGGCCGAGGATCCATTTCAGGCATTATCCGGCGCCAGCGCGCTGCGCGGCTTTTACACCTCGGGCCTGCTGATGCACCAGCCCGACGAGGACGACGCGGCGCGCAAGCTGGAAATCGAACTGCGCAACGGCCCTGCGTTGCCGGCGAAGCTCATCGACAAGATCAACGGCCGGTGGGTCGAACTCAATCCCATGAACGAGCGTCTCGTGCGAAAGGAGCACGGTGAAAAGCTCGATGCAGAGCGTCTGCGCAAGCACGACGTCATACTCGGGTTCCTCCTCGACGAAGCTGCCGAGGGCCGCCTCTACACGACTAACCAGTTCTGCGAGTCGTTCGAAAACAAAAGAGGCCTCGGCGGCAAGGACACCATACGCGACCGGCTGAGCGTCCTGGCGACGAAGGGCTACATCAAGTTCCTGCGCGACGGCGCGTCCTTGGGCCTGCCGCCTTCACGATCCCGATTCGGCTATCTGTGCGTAGAGGGCATGACGACGCCGTCGCCGGAGGAGATGACCGATCCGGCGACCGGAGAGGTGAGCCGCAGCAGCATTTCCGTGCTGCCAAGCCACTACAAGTGCCCCCGGACCGGGGCGTTGCTCGAAGTCGAAAATCCGTCTGTCTGGGTCTATCCCGAGGAGGTCGAGCCATGATCGACCATCCCCAAGCGATCTACGCAGCGTTGCGCGCTAACCAGATTGGGGAAGTTTGGGTCGATTTCCCAAACTGCCCCCGCAGAGGCGCCATCCGTTTCGCAGAACCACGCCCTGACCAGATTGGGCGTGTTTCCGAAACTACCCCTGCGGAATTTCGCTGCGCCTTGCAGGACTACTCGCTAACCAGATTCGGCGAGACACGCGCGATCGAGCTTCCCAAACTACGTTTTTTGAAATTCGGTCAGTGGGTTAAGCCACCTTTTTTACTAGGTGTCCTTTATCCCCATCCTACGGATGGGGGCGCACGCCATGGGCGGTGCGCCTCCCCTCAGGATGGGATCCTGCGATCGAATGAACGGGCGCCCTTCACGAACCGGCGCGATCAGCCGCTCCAGCATCCAGGGACAGCCAGACGCGACACCACTGTCACCCTCTCCACCGATAACCCTCAGCAACGGAGACTGCCCATGGCTTCGACAACCCTGACTCTGCCCGCTGCATCGGCAGCCTCCGCTGCGATCCCCATCTCCGCCGCGTCCCCCGCCGCCATCCTCGCCCTCGACCTCGGCACAACCACCGGCTGGGCGCTGCTCGGCGCTGATGGCGTCGTCACCAGTGGGACCGCATCCTTCAAACCCAGCCGCTATGACGGCGGCGGCATGCGTTATCTGCGTTTTCGCGCCTGGCTAGAACAGTTGCGGCGCTACGCCGGCCGCATCGAGGCCGTGCACTTCGAGGAGGTGCGCCGCCATGTCGGCGTCGACGCCGCGCATCTCTACGGTGGCTTTCTCGCGACGCTTTCGGCGTGGTGTGAGCACCAGACGATCCCTTACCAGGGCGTGCCGGTCGGCACGATCAAACGTTTCATCGCCGGCAAGGGCAACGCCGACAAGGAGACGGTGATCGCGTCGGTCCGCTCGCACGGCTTCAATCCTGCCGACGACAACGAGGCCGATGCGATTGCCATCCTGCTGTGGGCGATCGAGACGAAAGGCGGCGTCCAATGACCATCGCCGCCCTTCTCGATGACGCGGAGGCTGTTCTGGCGCAACGTCAATCGGCTTATGGCGATGCAGCGGTCTCCATGACGGCGATCGCCGCGCGCTGGTCTCTGACTCTCGGAACGCCAATCTCTGCGCGGCAGGTCGTGTTGTGCATGATCGATTTAAAGCTCGCGCGGCTCGCGCATGATCCCAAACACCGCGATAGCGCGATCGATGTGATCGGCTACGCCGCCCTCTTGCCGGAGGTGATCCAATGATCCGCGGACGCAAACGCAAGCCGGGTGCTCGACACAACTGTGGCAAACTCAAACGGGAGGAAACCGAACGCGAGGCAATGGCCACAGCGCTCGCGGCGCGGCAGCGCCACTATGGTGTCACAGTAAAACAGGCCCACGATGAACGGCTCGGCACGTCGCTCGGTCGTCTGGCGTTTCGTCACATGATCAGCGAAAGCCAGTATCAAGCCGGCGTCGTCTTCGGCGAGCTCTACCAACATCACCACATCGTGATGGGCCTGCCGACGCCGAGCCCGCGGTCGGTTGCGGGTATCCTGATCAACGAGGGCATCTTTGGCAGTTCGCCAAGCGAACCCGTGCTCGACGCGATCGAGAAACTGCGGGAGCGTTTCCAGCAGGCGACCGATGCGCTCGACGAGTGCGACCGTCAACATCGCTTCTCGGCAGGCAAGAGGCCAACGCTGCTGATCTACCGCGTCATCTGCGCTGACGAGGATACGAACAACTGGCGGGAAGAGGACATCGGCAATCTGCGTCTCGCGTTGAATGCGCTGGTCCGGGTATTCAAGCTGTAACCAAGAAGAAGCACGCTGCAATGCGCCAGAACCCGCAGTGATGCGAAGCATAACGCATTGAAAATGATCGCCAAACGTATTGACGTCCACCTGCGCATCTGCTAAAAGTTCCGATATTGGAATCTCAGAAATGCGCCCGGAGCCCCCGCTTCCGGGCGTTTTCGCTTTTAGTGCCGTTCAATCCCACGGCATCGAGAACAAACGAATGAGAGCCGCTCACGATGACGTGAACGGCTCTCAAATGCGCGCCTGGCGCCGGGGAGGGGATAGGGCGACGCGCATATCCCGCTCGGTTACTTGTTAATCGTCGTCGTCGTCCCAATGACGATGGCGGCGACCGTAGCCATACCCGTATCCATAACCATTGCCGTATCCGTAACCGCCTCCATAGCCGGATGAGGGCGCCGTTCGATAAGGCACATAGCCGTAGCCATAGCCATTGGCGTAACCCGGTCCGTAGCCGTATCCCGTGCCATAGCCTCCACTATAGCCGTAACTGTAGTTGGGCTGGCTGACCAACGTGCCGACGGCAGCGCCGAGCGCCATGCCTCCGATCATCGCTCCGGCGATCGCGGCGCCGTTGTTGTTGCCGTAATACCAAGCTGACGCCGGCGTCGTTGCTATCGTTCCTGCGAACAGCGCGACAAGCGCGGTGGCGGTGATGGTCTTGCGAAGCGTAGTCATCGATCCCCTCCAAGAACCGTGAGCCTCATCAACGCCGCCATTAAGCGCCAGCGGACCTGAATGGATGCTGAAGGGTGATGTTTCTGGTTTGTGACAACGGAACTGCTCTGGCATGTCGCCACGAGACAAGGACATGGCGTGAGTCTTCGCTCTCTCCCCTGGCGCATCAAGACGCCAGCGCCTCGCATCAAGTCGCCTGACACGGCGGGCGGGCGCAATGCGCGACACTATCAGTCGAGAGAGCATCAGCAGTGGGCCGCGGCCGTGAAGCGTCGCGACCGCTATGCCTGCCAGAGGTGCGGCGCACGCGCCTCGCGGCTGATTGCTGACCACGTCATCGAAATAGAAGATGACGGTTCACCGCTTGATGTGGCGAATGGCATGACGCTCTGCATGGCCTGCCATAACAGGAAGAGTGCCGCGGTCCGCGCCGATCGCATGCGCAGAGGGCGCAGAGGGGATGGGGGTTAGATTCCTGGTGGCGCGTGGGAGCTGCAATCGGAGCGGGTCGCACGCGCACAAAAAATCCCCGGCCGAAAAATATCTGAACCGGCGCGCGGAGGTTTTTCCCGTCTACGCGCGCACGCGCGAGGGCCGGATTGAGGATGATCTTTTGAACCAGATCGCGATGCGTCGGATCGCCGACCTGAAGCCATACGAGCGCAACGCGCGGACGCATTCGCCCGAGCAGGTCGCGCAGTTGGCGGAGTCGATCCGGGAGTTCGGCTTCACCAATCCTGTGCTGGCGACCGCGGATGGGATGATCATCGCCGGCCACGGGCGCGTGGAGGCGGCGAAGGCGGCTGGCCTGCAAGAGGTGCCGACGCTCACCGTGGGGGCGGATTGGTCGCCCGAGCAGTTGAGGGCTTATGTTCTTGCCGACAACCAGCTGGCCGAGAACGCTGGCTGGGACAAGGACATCCTGAAGATGGAACTCGCCGACCTCTCCGCGGCGGAGTTCGACATCGGGGTCATTGGCTTCGAGGCGGACTTCCTCGCCGCATTGCGGGCGCCTGAGGCGACCGCCGGTCTCACCGACGAGGACACAATCCCCGAGCCGCCCAAGCGGCCGGTGACGCGCCGCGGCGACCTTTGGCTGCTCGGCGAGCATCGGCTGCTGTGCGGCGACTCGACCAGCGCCGAGGATGTGAGCCGGCTGATGGACGGCAAGCGCGCCGCTCTCTTCGCGACCGACCCACCCTATCTTGTCGATTACGACGGCACGAACCACCCCACCAAAAAGGGTGCGACGGCGCGGGCCAAGAAGATCGCCAACAAGGACTGGAGCGACGATTATATCGAGCAGCCGCACTGGGACGATTCCTCGCAAGGCCCCGAGTTTTACGAGGCCTTCATGCAGGTCGCGATCGACTGCGCCATCGCGGAGGACGCCGCGTGGTATTGCTGGCACGCCTCGCGCCGGCAGGCGATGCTGGAGGCGTGCTGGAAAAAATTCGACGTCCTGCATCACCAGCAGATTATCTGGGCCAAGAGCCGGCCGGTGCTGACGCGCTCGATCATGCTCTGGGCGCATGAGCCCTGCCTGTTTGGCTGGCGCACGGGCAAGAAGCCCCGCGTCAACCGCGAGGGCTTTGACAGCTGGCCGACGACGGTGTGGAACGTCCCTTCGAGTGAGATCGAAACGCGGGAACATCCGACGTCGAAGCCGGTGCGGGTGTTCTCGCTGCCAATGGAGCTTCACACGCTTCCAGGGGAGGTTTGCTACGAGCCGTTCTCGGGCTCCGGCTCGCAGCATATCGCCGGCGAGAAGACCGGGCGGCGGGTCTACGGGCTGGAGCTTTCCGAAATCTTCTGCGACGTGATCATCAACCGCTGGCAGGCGTTCTCAGGGAAGACGGCGGTTCTCGCGGGCGAGAATCGCTTGTTCGCAGATATCGGAACCGACCGGCGTGGCGCTTTAGCTGCTGAAAGCGAAGCCGCCTGAGCACTTAACCTTTCAGTCACTCTTGCACCGATACCGTGCCCCCGCATCAACAAGAGGGCACGACATGACCGACACGGTAGGCGTTGCAGGCACCCGCATTCTTTCCCTCATCGAGCGCATCGAGCAGGTCGATGAAGAGATGAAAGCACTGACCGAAGCGAAAAAGGAGATTTTCGCCGAAGCCAAAGGGGAAGGCCTTGATGTGAAGATCCTCAAGGAAATCCTCCGTCTGCGCAAGCAGGACAAGGACGAACGGGACGAACATGAGTCGCTGTTGGACCTGTACCTGAGGGCGATTGAACAGGCCGAAGCTCCGCAAGCGAAAGCTGCGTGATTTCACCAATCCCAAAGGATGGCGATGTAGCCTCGCCGTCCTTTTTACCTGCCCCCGTCAAAGAGAGGCCCAACACCCTCCGATGCAATCGCGCACCATGTCCCTCGTCGAGGCGGTTACGAACGTGATCGTCGGATACGGCGTCGCGGTATTGACGCAAATGATTGTGTTTCCGCGGTTCGGACTGCACGCGACGCTGGAACAGAACCTCGCTATGGGCTCGATCTTTACTGTTGTTTCTCTGGTCCGGAGCTACGCGCTGCGCCGGCTGTTCAATTTGGCGCACCGGAGCAACCTTCCTGTCGGGAAGGTCGCTTGAGTTTTTTCCCGAATGGAAAAAGCACCTGATGCGAGAATTATTCCGCTTGGGAATAATTCTCGGGGGAGAATTCATTGTTCCCGGCGGGAACGATGAAACTCCCCTTCGCCGCATTTCCAGAAGCCTTACGCCTCGTCAGAAGACGCGCGGCCGTTGGCTGCTTGTTGCTTGCGGGACTTCGCGGCAAGCTTATCAGTGGCGGTCTTGAGTTTCTCGGCTGCGCGCGCCTCGGCGACCACAGCGCGATCATAGGCCTTCTTCGCAATCGCAAGTTTCTTTTCCGTTACGAGATGCGCAGCGGTCGCCTTGCCAACGGGGTCCCGGGTCCGCTTCTTGGCCGGAGCCTTGCGCGTCGCCTTTTTAGCGACTGCCTTGGTTGCGCTTTTCCGGGTAGCCTTTTTCGCAACGGCTTTGCGGGGCGCCTTCTTGGCGACGCTTTTGCGCGCCGCTTTTTTCGTAGTTGCTCTTCTTGCCATCAGACTTCCTCAAATTGAGAGATGCGAGAAGATCGTTACAGTGTTTTTGGGGAGCAGTCACGCAATCGCAAACCATCTCTATGGACGGGAGTTTCAAGGTCGGAGCCCCCGACCTTGAATTTGTCGCCAGCAAAAGGCGTTCGAGACGAGAACGACTTTTCGGCATTTCAATTCTTCCGATCTGGAGCCCGCCATTCGGCGGGCTCCCGAGCATCCAATTCACGGGCGGGTTAGCTGATTCGGTAGACGCGTCCCCTCCCGTCCACCCTCTCGGAGACGATGGTGAGCCCGAGTTTCTTCTTCAGCGCCCCGGCGAAGGCACCGCGCACTGTGTGTTGCTGCCAGCCCGTCGCCTCGACGATCTCGGCGATGGTCGCGCCGTCCTTGCGCTGGAGCATGGCGATCATGGTCGCCTGTTTCGTGCCCTCGCGCGGCGTGCGCTCCGTCGCGCTCGCGGGCGCCTTGGGCGCGGTCTTCTCGGCGGGCGCGGCGGTTTTCGCCGGTTTCGCCTTCTTGGCGCCCGTGGCCGCCTTTTGCGCTTTCACCGGGGCCTTGCTGGCCGCCGCCTTGGGCGCGCCATTCGATTTGGGCTTCGCCGTTTCTGGCTCGATGCCGATCGCGGCGAGACCGGCCTCTGTAATGGCGAGCGTGACGCCGTGGCCGGCTCCTGTCTCGCGCCATATCGTCTCGCCGGTGCGCGTGTTGGCGTCGACTTCTTCGAGTAGCCCTTTCTGTATCAGCGGGATCACGACCTTGTTCGCGGCGCCGCCTTTCAGATTGGGAGGGAGCGGCAGCGCCAGCATGGTCGAGCGCTGAGCGGCTTTGTTGAGGACGATGAGCTGGGTGTCAGTGAGTTTCATGGAATTGGCTCCTTCAGCCGGAGACCGCGACGATCGCGACCTTCTACGAGCTGAAGCCCGCAGTTGGCGCGGGCAGGAGCCGGACGCTGGAAAGGCGCGCTATTCGGCGAATTCGCCCTCGTGGAACGCGGAGTCGGTGATCTGTTTCAGTAGGTTCGCGTAGCTCGCCAGCGTTCCGACATGGCCCCAGTTGATCTCGTCGGGCGTGCAGTTGAAGTGGTCGTCGCTCAGCGTGCTCAGCCGGGACAGCATGGCGTCGATCTCAGCCTTCTTGGCGATGAAGGCGCTAAGCGCCGTTTCTTTCTGCTTGATGTTCGTCATGTTCGCCTCCGTTGCGATGACGACATACAGGCGTAGATCGAGCGGGAAGTGAAGGCGGATTTCGCCATCATTCTGCGGATTAATCAGCGAAAATCGAAAATGATTGAACATGATAAGGGCGGCCGGCCGCCGCACGCGCCAACAGAGCGCGATCGCAAGACCGTGCAGGCGATGGCCTCTTACGGCGTGCCACAGGACGAGATTGCGTTTGTGATCGGAATCGACGCCAAGACCTTGCGCAAGCACTATTACCGGGAGCTCACGATCGCCGCGACGGTCGCCAATTCGACCGTGGCGCAGAGCCTGTTCCAGATCGCGACGATGCAGGATCACACGGCCGCCAAGGTCGCCGCGGCAAAATTCTGGCTCGAATGCCGCGCGGGGTGGAAGCGCGCCAGCGCCGATCCGCAGGACCGTGACCTCGGTTCCGAGTTTCTCGGCAAGAAGGCGCAGCAGGCGCGCGCCGCGGCGACGGCGGGTGCCGGCACCGAATGGGGCGATGATCTTGTCCCGCCGGGCATGATGAACTAACCGTGCCTATCCGGTTAAGACAGATGCCCACTACACGTAGATCGTTCAGACAGCTCATCTGGCGTCGGCAATGCGCCATGAGCAGCCGTTGGCGTCCGAATGAGGACCGATCCTTCCTTGGTCCGTCGGGACTGGATTTTGTTGCCGAATTCAAGAATCTCGGAACACGGATTTCGCTCGAAAAACAGCTCCCTTCTGAGAGAAGGCGCCACGCCGTCGCCCTGAGCAGAGCGAGCCGGGACGTTTTGAATTAAATCATCCACAAGTCGAATTAGAAGCTCAGAGATCTCGGCGCTGCGCCACGACCCGCGCCGCCAGATTACCTCGGCCTTGTAAAGGCCGTTGATCGTCCCCAGCGAGCGCGTTGTCATAGCTGTCGCCGACGCTGCCGACGAGAGGTTTTATGCCCCCGTCTTTGAGACTCTGCGTGGATTGATGCAATTCCACGCGGCGAACCGTTTAATGAGCAGAGCACAGATTATCGGCTGCCTGCAGCTTTCAAGTAGGAGATGGCTCTCCTTTAGAACCATTACCTTTCGGCGGAACAGAGAACCAGCTGCGCGGAACGTCTGACTTAGGCGGTCCCTTTATAGGGGATAGGCCACCCCCCGGAAACCCGTGTATCTTCCATGCCTCATCAGCCGCGAAATCGTCCCCGCCGCCACAATTATATATATGAAGTATAGTAGCTCCATATGGCCCTGCTGTGTATGAATACGGGACCGTGTTTGGAACGTAGGCCCAGTCGCCCTGAGTTAACTCCACTCCTTCTAGCGTTATTGAACCATTCATTATCACGCGGGTAATCGCATCATCAGGATGCATATGCCTATCAACACGGGTGTCCGGAGGAACGGACGTGATAAACAGAAATGATGGCCTGCCTGCCGAAATTATAATTGGTAACTGACCTTTCCGCACGCCTTCTGGCATATTTGGCCGTAGGAGTAATTCCTCGACCTCTCTCATCCCAGGATCGCGGGATGTAACAATGCGTTTCCCAAAATCGGGCATATTGGCTCTAGCTAGGGCTTCTTTGACGTAAAGCACTCCGTTGTATTCACCACCGGTCATTTTATGAAATGTATCATCTGGTTCCCAATCGGGCATGTTGTCCTCCCGTTCAATGACAGATGCATTTGCGGACCATTCCCGCCCCGATACGTTCGTATCGGGGACGTGGTGCTGTCAAGGAATGTGCTCGTCCGTGCGTAAATCCACAATTTTGTTCTGAATTCAAAACATTGAATAAGCAGAGTTTTTTTAGCACGAAAATCCGGTGCAGAACTGGTCCTCTATTTTGCAGCTTGGTCAGGGCCGATGGAGAAGATCGCTCAGGGTCACTTACGGCCATTCGGACAGGATCGGCGCGGACACCCGGCACACTACAGGTAGTAGGTGTCTCTCTTAACCAGATAGGCGCGGAACTGACGGCAAACATGTGGAACACGGCCTGTCCTGACTGGGAGCGCCGGCTGATGGCCGGCGAAAGTCTCGTCCCCGACCTGCCGCTGTTCAAGGAGGAGGCCGAACGCGCGCTGCGCATCTTCAAGCGCCTGCGCGTGCCGGACATGCACGGCTTGCCGCGCATGGACGATGTTGCGGGACCGTGGCTGTTTCCGATCGTAGAGGCGATTTTCGGCTCCTACGACCCGGTCACCAACCGACGGGAGATCCAGGAGTTCTTCTGGTTGATCCCGAAGAAGAACGGAAAGAGCAGCACCTCGGCCGCCATCATGGTCGAAGCGCTGATCGTCAACCGGCGGCCCGAGGCGGAATTCGTGCTGGTCGCGCCGACGAAGGAGATCGCCGACATCGCCTTCAAGCAGGCGGCGGGGACCATTCGCGCGGACCCGGAACTCTCCAAGCTCTTCCACATTCAGGGCCACTATGTCCGCACCATCACTCACCGGCGCATGGGCGCCAGCCTGAAGGTGAAGGCGGCCGACACGGACGTCATCACCGGCGGCAAGCAGGTCGGGACGATGATCGACGAGCTGCATGTGCTCGCGTCAAAAGCGAACGCCGCCGACATCATGGTCGAGCTGAGGGGCGCGCTGGCGGCTCGGCCAGATGGGTTTCTCATCACCGTCACCACGCAGTCGAAAAAGCCGCCGCAGGGGGTGTTCAAGGCGGAGCTCGAAAAGGCGCGCGCCGTGCGCGACGGCGAGATGAAGTTGCCGTTGCTGCCGATCCTCTACGAGCTGCCGCATCGGCTCGCCGTCGACGGCGGCTGGCGGGAGCGCAAATACTGGCCGATCATCAACCCGAATCTCGGGCGCTCCGTCGACGAGGGGTTTCTCGAACGCACCGTTCAGGAGGCGGAGGCCGAGGGCAGCGCGCAGCTCGCCTTGATCGCGTCGCAGCACTTTAACGTCCAGATCGGCCAGGGGCTGACCACGGACGGCTGGCCCGGCGCCGAGGATTGGGAGGCCTGCGCCGACCCGTCATTGACGCTCGACGAACTGCTCGCGCGCTCGGAGGTCGTCACGATTGGCGTCGACTTCGGCGGCAAAGACGACCTTTTCAGCCTGTGCGTGCTCGGGCGGGAGCCCGGCGTCGGCATTCTCAACCGCCGCCGCTGGCTCGCATGGGGCCATAGCTGGTGCCACAGAATAGCGGTCGAGCGCCGAAAGGCTGAGGCGTCGAACTACGACGACTTCGTCAAGGCCGGCGAACTCACCGTCGTGGAGCGGCTTGGGCAGGATATCGACGAGGCGGTCGAGATCGTTCGCCGCGTCTATGACACGGGCCTGCTCGCCGGCATCGGCCTCGACCCGAACCGTGTCGGGCCGCTCCTCGGCGCGCTGGAGGCGGCGGGCGTCGCTGCGCAGGACGGTGATGACGAATTTATCTCCGCGGTCACGCAGGGCCGGGCGCTGGGCGGCGCGGCCATCAGCACCGAACGGAAACTCAATGAGGGCGCGCTCATCCATGCGGGGCAGGGGATCATGGCGTGGGCCGTCGGCAACGCCAAGGTCGAGTGGATCGGTAACGGGCTGATGGTGACAAAAAAGGCCTCGGGGTCCGCGAAGATCGATCCGCTGATGGCGCTGTTCGACGCGGTCTTTCTGATGGATCGCGACCCAGAGCCCCGGTTTCTCGGCAGCGTTTACGAAAAGCGGGACCTTCTCATGCTGCGGATTGGCGCGTAATGGTCTGGCCTTTCCGCTCCAAGGGGCGCGAACCACTCACCGAGGTCAAATCCTCTGGCGTGCCGTCGCAGGGCTTCCTGCCGACGCTCGGTTCGATCCCGTCGTCATCGGGCGCGCTGGTGTCGCAAGCGACGGCGATCACGGTCCCGACCGTTTATGCCTGCGTCTCGATTCGCGCCGAAGATGTCGCGCGCTGCGCCCCGCGGCTCTACCGGCCGCTCGCCGACGGCAGCCGCGAAGCGGTCACGGATCATCCGGTCGCCCGGCTGTTCCGCCGGCCGAACCGCATACAGAACTGGTTCGAATTCGCCGAGCAGATGACGACAGGGCTTTTGCTGCGCGGGAACGCTTACGCCGTGATCCTGCGCGACCGGCGCGGCCGCCCAGAGCAGCTGATCCCCGTCAACCCCGACGCGGTGATGGTGCTGGAGGCGGCGGATGGGCAGATCTTCTACAATGTAAACCGGGTCGGCCTCTTTCAGATCGCCGTGCTGCGCGACCTGCCGCAGAGCATCCCGGCCGACGACATCTTTCACCTGCGTGGCATGGCGTTCAACGCCACGGTCGGGCTGAACCGGCTCGGCGTCGCGCGCGACGCGGTCGGCATCTCCATCGGCCTCATGCAGCAGGCGGCGCGCTGGATGAACAATGGCGCGCGCCCCTCCGGCGTGCTGCAGACCGACAAGTCCTTGACGCAACAGGCGGCGGATCGGCTCAAGGCGTCCTGGAACAGCTTGTTCACTGGCATCCAGAACGTCGGCTCCGTCGCCGTGCTCGAAGAGGGGCTGGAATGGAAGCCGATGTCGCTGACATCGGTCGATCTGCAATTCATCGAGCAGCGCAAGCTGTCTGTTCTCGACATCTGCCAATGGTTCCGGGTGCCGCCGCACAAGGTGGGCGTCGTCGACGCCAACGCCAAGCTTAATCAGGCGCAGGCGGACCAGTCCTATGTCAATGAGACCATCATGCCCGATCTCGAGCGATGGGAGCAGAAGTTCGTCCAGACCTTCGATCTCGACGAAGAAGGGCTCGAGGTCGATTTCGACGAATCGTCGCTCCTGCGCGCCGACATCATGACCCGCATCAATATTGGCCGCCTCGCGGTCATGTCGGGGCTGATGTCGCCGAACGAATGGCGCAGGAGCGAGAAGCTGGCGCCGGTTGAGGGTGGCGATCAGGTCCTGGCGCCCGTCAATCTCGCGGCGCTCGGCAGCGATCTCACCGGAACCGCGCCGGATGGGGCCGGACGCCCGCCGAAAAATGAGGAGAACCCGGCTGCATGAGCCTGAAGCACAAGTTTCTGCCGGGTGCCGTCGTGGACGACACAACGCTCGGTGTGCGTCAGATCCGGGTGATCGTCTCGACGCCGACCCCTGATCGCGTGAAGGATGTGCTGGAGCCGACGGGCATCGACGTTTCCGCCTATCGCGCCAACCCCATCGTCCTCGCCGATCACGACCGCGCGTCGCCGATCGGCACGGCGGACATCGAGATTAAGGCGGATCGCGTCGAGGCCGTCGTCACCTTCGCGCCCGAAGGCGCGTCGGCCCGGGCCGACGAATATTGCGCGCTGGCGAAGGCCGGCGTGCTCAATACCGTGTCGCCGGGCTTCATCGAAAAGGAGGCCGCGCCGATCAAGGGCGGCGGCGTGCACATCAAGAAGTGGGAGCTCCTCGAACTGAGCCTCGTCACTGTGCCCTGCAACGCCGAGGCGACCGTGATCGAGCGCAAGCTGCCCGAGCGCAACTGGCGCGTCGGCGCCTCGCTCAATCTTCCCTTCGCGCCCTTGGGCGCCGAGGCAACTGCGATCCTTGATGCGGACATCGACTCCAAAACGACGCACAAGGGCTTCCTCGCCTATGACGCCACGGCGGCGGGCAAGCCCGAGGCCTACGTCATTCCCTTCGCCAAGCTTGTCGACGGACGGCTGATGGTGGACCCCGGAACGCTGGTGGCCGCTCGCGCGGCGCTCGCTGGCGCGGATTTCCCTGGTGACGTCGCGGCGAAGGCTACTGCCGTCCTCGATCATTATGACGCGCAGATGGAGAGCGCGGTTGAGTCCGCTGACGAGACGATGGCGCGCACGAAAGCGGGTCGCGTTCTCTCCAAGGCCACGCATGCGCGTATCAGTTCGGCCTGCAAGATGATCGAGGAGGGCCATGCGCTCATCAAAGCCATGCTCGCCGAGATCGAATCGCCGGAAGAAGACGCCGGCGAGAATGAAGCAGAAGAATCCACGCCCGACACGGGCAAGGCGGCGCCGGCGCTGACACAGCGCGCGCGCGATCTGGCTGTCCTGAGACTGAAGGCGGCCCACTGACGCGCGACAGGCGCGATCCCCCATCAACGCATATAACGCCGCGGTCAATGACCTCGGCGCGAAAGGCCATGTCATGAAGATCACAGAACTGCGCGCAGCGCGCGAGAGGTCGTTCGTCGCTTTCGAAGCGCTTGCCACCAAGAAGGATTTCTCTCCGGAGGATCAGCCGGAATACGACCGCCTGAAAGCTGAAGTCGAGGCCTTCGACGCCCAGATCGAGCGCGTGAAGGCGGCTCAGGAGCTCGCGGCCAAAACCGCGCAGCCGGCGCCCGGTCAGGACTCAACGGCCGACTCGCGCGTTCCCGCCGCTCCCGAAACCTCGCCCTACGCCAAGGAAAAATCGCTGCTGCTCGGCGGCATCGCCAAGATGATCGGCGTCGGCAACGGCAATATTTACGCTGCGCGACAGGCATCGATGGATGTCTACGGTGAGGCCCACCCGGTCACCAAGGCGCTCGTCACCGCCACCGGCGCCGCCGGTGGCTTCATCGTGCCCCCCGACGTGATGAACGAGATCATCCCGCTCCTGCGCGCGCAGACGGTCGTGCGCTCTGCCGGTCCGCGGGTCCTGCCGATGCCGCGCGGCACCATGACCCTGCCGGGGCAGGCCAGCGCCGCCACGGCCAGCTATGGCAACGAGAACAAGGCGATCGCCAAGTCCGAGCCGTCGCTGAACCGCATCGTCGCCACCTACAAGAAGCTCACCGCGCTTGTGCCGGTGTCGAACGACATGATGCGCTACGCCGACCCGGCGGTCGACGCCTTCGTCCGCGACGATCTCGTGCGGGTCATGGCCCTGCGCGAAGACCTCGCCTTTCTACTTGGCGACGGGACGGCCGATACGCCGCGCGGCTTCCTGTCGTTTGCGAATGGCTGGGTCGCGGCCAAGGGCGGCACGATCGGGGTGTGGTCGACTTCCGCCAACTCGACCTTCGCGGTCAACGCGGCTGATCCGCCCAATTCCACAGGCGGCAATTTCATCACCGCGAACCAGACCGTGGATCTGACGAGCGTTCAAAACGCGCTCGCCGGGGCCGTGAACCGCCTCGACACGGCGAATGTCCCCGAGACCCGCCGCGCGTGGTTCTTCCATCCGCGCACCTACAACTATCTGTTCAATGCGGTGAACAGCCTCGGCCTGTATGTGTTTCGCGACGAGCTCATGCGCGGGCGCCTACTGGGCTATCCCCTCTTCAAGACCACGCAGATCGGCACAGGCTACTGGAACGCAGACGGGTCGAACAAGGATCTTTCCTTCGTCTTCCTTGTGGAGATGAGCGAGGACATGATCTTCGACTCGATGCAGATGGAGCTCGCGGTGTCGCGCGAGGGAACCTACGTCGACGAGAACGGCGCGACGATCTCGGCCTTCCAGCAGGACCAGACGATCATCCGCGCCATCTCCGAGCACGATCATCAGATGCGCCATGACGCGTCCATCGCGGTCATCCAGGCGGTGCGCTGGGCTCCCGCTGTCTCCTGATCATTAATCTCCTGACGAGTGCGGCCTGAGGGCCGCGCTCCCTCTCTCCTCGAAGGACCACGTAAATGACCATCGTCTTGCAGAAGGACGTGAAGTCCCTCGTTCTACCGAAGCTCGCGACGGTTGTGACTGCCGCGACCGCCGGCGGCGCGGGCGACAACACCGCCATCACCGGCGCCACGATCGACCGTTTCGAGAAGGCCGGCATCCCCCTCAACGCGCAGATCGTCGTTCTGTGGACGGCCACTCTCGCGGCGACCAAGACGCTGACCTTGAAGACCGTCAAAGTCCAGGACAGCGCCGACGGCTCCAACTGGGCTGATTTCGCGACCTACACGGATCCGGGCGTTGTCGCGACGGGCCCCACCGGCGGCGCCACGCTCTCCGGCGCGACGGAAATTCCGGGCGTCGATCTCTCCTCGGCGCGCCGTTACGTCCGCCTGCTGTTCACGCCGGATCTGAGCGCAACCGCTACCGACACGGCCTTGGTCGTCGGCATGTTCAATCTGGCTGGTTACGATCGCCTGCCGCAGTAAGCCGCATGGGCGCGGGGCATGCCCCGCGTCTTCTCCGTCTCACCGAGGCCAACAATGATCAAGTGCGTCAGATTCATCAAAGAGATGTTCCCGTGGCAGGCCCACGCGACGGCTCTTCTCCCGGCCGGGCAGGCGGATCGGATGATCCGCGAGGGTTTTGCGGTCGCGCATTGTTTCCCCGACAGGCCCCATGCCGTCGACGCGTCTGCGGTCAGAGATCCGGCTCCTGCGCCCGTCGGGCCGCGCCAGCGCCCGGTCCAAACCTGCAAGACCAGGCGGGCGAGCTGACAGATGGCGGGCCTCGGCGTCGGCCCGCAAGGGCGATTCGCGATCATTTCGACCGTCACGAGCGGCGCAGGCAGTCATGACCTGACGACGCTCGCCATCGTCAAGGCGGAGCTCAATCTGGTCAGCGTGGATTCCGCGCGGGATGACGTTCTGGCGCGCTACATCGCCGAGGCGTCGGCCGCCATCGAGAACTTCTGCAATCGCGTTTTTGCCGTGGAAGCGCTGAAGGATCGCTTCTACCCTTCGCGGGAGGTTCCCCTGCAGACGATCGTCGGCGGGATCGATCCCATCCAGCTTTCCCGTTGGCCGGTGACAGCGCTCTCCTCGATCAAGGAAGACGGAGAACTCCTCGTCGAAGACGAAGACTTCATCCTCGACCGGGCGAGAGGCCAGATCATCCGGCTCGACGCCAACGCTTATCCGTCGCGCTGGGGCGCCTATCCAATCGTCGCCGACTATGCCGCAGGCTATGCGACCGTCCCCGCCGATGTGTCCGACGCCGCAATTCGCACGGTTGCGGGGCGCTACTACGCCCGCGGCCGAGATCCGCTTCTGAGGCGGGAAAGCGTGCCCAACGTGTGGGAGGCGGATTATTGGGTGGCGAGCGGGAAAGACGACGCCGGCGGCGCCAATCTCCCGCCCGGCGTCCAGAGCCTTCTCGACAATTATCGCCAGCCGGTGACCGCTTAAATGCTGCCCAAACGCGTCGCCGCCTCCTATGCCCGTGCGCTCGCGTCCCATTTCGGACCCGGAGAGACGGTCACGTTGCGCCGGCTGTCTGGCCAAGGCGCCGGAGATTATGAGGTTGTCGGGTGGGTGACGGAAATGCACGCGTCGGACGTGGTCGGCTCCGTTCAGCAACTGAGACGCAAGGTGATCGTGCTCGCCGACTCCGTAACGGCCGCGGACTTCCCGACCCCGCTTCTGCCAAAGCAGGACCGCCTGATCTGGAACGACAAGACGCTCGTCATCACGGCGATTGACGATGCGACGCGGCGCGTTCAGGGCGCGCTCGTCGCCTACGAGCTCGAACTGAGTGGCAGGTGACCGATGGCGTCTCTTGCGGTCCAGAACACTGTCGCCAGCATCATTGCGGCGAACTGGTCTTACACAGTCGTGGATTATCCCAACGAGATCGGCGCTGTTCCGTCTGACAATAGCGCCTTCATGGCGCTGACCTTCCCCGTGACCGATGAGCGGCAATACTCGTTCGGAGCGATGACGAATTATCACGAGGAAACCGGGAGCTTTCGCGTCGGGCTCTATGTCCCCATTGGCACAGGCCTCGATCCATCACACGCGCCATGGTCGACGCGCATCGAGGCGCTGATGCAGCAGTTTCGGGGCAAGGTCGTCGACGGGATCGAGTTCCTCGGATTCGTCGGCCCGACCGTTGCCGATGCATCCGACGAGGGGGCTTACTTCGAGATTTCCTTCGCCTGTTCTTATCGGCGCATGCGGCTGGCCTGACGGGCCGTCCGCACGCCATCGGAGAATGAAATGACCTTTGCTTCTGGTTTGCAGCGCGACGTCGCCGTCGTGGATGAAGTCACATGGGGCACGACCCCCGCAACGCCATCCTTTGCCTATGCGCGCGTCCTTCAGGGTTCTGGAATGAATGCGACGAAGCAGACGGAACTGATCCGTCAGCTTTCGGCACATGCGAACCCCGTGGATCTCGTCCAGTTCGGGCAGGATGCGAGCGGCTCCTATTCGCTGGTTCCGAGTTACGGCGGCGCATTCGAGACGTTCCTGCTCGCCGCCATTCGGAAGTCGTCCTTCACGACAAACACTGCCTGGAATGGTCGCGATATCCTTCCCAAGACGTTCGAGGAAAAGATCACCGGCACGGCCGCGAATTACATCCGCTTCACTGGCGTCGAGATCGAGTCGATGGATATCAGCGTCGCCGCGCGCGGACTGATGGAGGCGACGATCAATGTGCAAGGCAAGGCGGGTGCCTATGCGACGTCGCTGATTTCCGGCGCGACTTATGCGGCGGTGAACACCGAGGAATACTATAACGCCCTCGGCGTTGGGAGCATTTCGCTTGTCGGGCTTTCGCCGGTGCCGTCGATCCGGTCGCTGAAAATGTCGATCAAGCATCCCCTGACGCCGATCAATGCGGTGGGCAGCTTGACCCGGCTCGGCAATGCCTTCGACATGATCGAGGTGACGGGCTCGATCGAAACGCTATTCGAGACGAATACCGCGCTGGCGGCGTTCCTCGCCCATAGCTCCGGCTCGATGGCGTTCACGGTCGGCACAGTGACGAGCAAAAAATACACCTTCACGATGCCGAAGGTTTATTTTCAGGAAGGCAGCATTTCGCAGGCCGGGAGCGGCCCCGTGCTGGCGACGCTCGGCTTCACCGCCGTTTATGACGGCGCCAACGGCACCATCAAGATCGACAAGGCGGTGGCGTGATGAAGATCGAAGTCGTCCAGAGCTTCTACGGTCGGCCCGACGAGGCCGCCGAAGAAAACACCCTCTTTCTCGAACGCGCTGTCGTGGAGGTTCCCGACGAATTCGGAAAGATGGTGATCGACAAGGCGCTGGCGAAAGCCGCCGGCGCCGCTCCCCCAGCGAAGAAAGCCAGCACAAATGAAGCTCAGGGAAATAGCGGTTAACGCCGAGGCAATCGAGGTCGGTCGATGGGTTCCTGTCGACCACATCCTGCCCGGGGTTCGACTGAAGGTGCGCGGGCTCGATAATACCGACTGCCGGCGCCTGCGGAACAAGCTGGTCGCCGAGGTTCCCCGGGTCGAGCGGATCAAAGGGCTCGATACGGCGACGGCGGATGCGATCAATGCGCAGCTGCTGGCCGAGACTGTGCTCGTCGGTTGGGCCGGCCTCGAGGATGAGGATGGAAGCCCCCTTCCCATCACCAAGGCCCGGGCACTGGAAATCCTGAGCGACCCCTCCCTGATCGCCTTCAGAAACGCTGTGGAATGGGCGGCGGGGGTCGTGGGCGAAGATGAGATCGCCGAGGCCGAGGACGCCTCAAAAAACTGATTGAGGCCCTTGAATGGGCCTTGGCTTACAGCGAGGCGGAGAATTGGCTCGCGGAGGAAGCCGGCGCCGGGAACCCGGCGGCAATGAAGGCGATGGACAGCCGGCCGGAGATCGATCCCTACCTCAAATTCGTCTGGTCGGCGTTTTGGGAGCTTGGGTCGGATCGGCCGGTGAGCATGGGGGGAATCGGGGCAATCCCGTTCTCGGCGATTGATCGCTACGCGCAGCGACTCGGGGTGGATGATCCCGACCAGTTCGCGCGCTTCCTGCAACTGATCCGAAGCCTCGATGCCCCGTATCTGAAGCGCACGAACAAGGCGAATAGCTGATGGCCGCGAGTGTCAAATTCCCGGTCATCAGTCGCAATGTCGTCTTCGCCGGTAACGGGGTCTTCTCGCCTGAGACGCGGGCGAAAGCCTTCGCTGAAATGGCGAGGGGATCGATCGTCGAGATCGATCGCGCGAATGACGCCATGCTCGGCCGCGATGTCCATTACCGGACATTTGTGGACGGGCGCGAGACCGAAAGTCTCGCCGGGGTCAAAGAGACGAGCGAGATCGTCGCGCGGTGGGATCTGGTCCCGGGCGTGATCGCGTACATCGACGGGCTGCTCGCCAATGCAGGCCCTCGCCTGAGCGGCGACTACCGCAGGCTGCGGGCGATCTATGCAGACGGGGTCGAGATTACCGACCCCCTTAAAGCCGCCGGCGCGCGCGAGGTGATGTTCATGTCGCTCGTGCCGTATGCGCGCAAGATCGAGCGCGGCAAGAAAGGCTATGCGCCGGGCCATGTTTACGAGGCGGTCGCCGCGATGGCGAAAGCCCGCTTCTCGAATGTGGCGCTCATCAAGTTCACATATGCGGTTCCTGAAGGCGCGGCCCCTGCCCTTGAGGCATGGGTCGGCGGCGCCGCGCGCGGTGGGAGCGCGCGAAAGCAGCGCCAGCAAGCCGCGAAGAATATGAGACAGCCTGCGATCCTCGTTTACCTCTGAGGCAACCCGCTAATGAAAATCTCCGAAGTCGCCACGCAGGAAGCCCGCTTCAAGATGACGGTTGTGGGCGTCAAGGAAGCGACCGCCGACTTCGGCAAGATGGCGGATGCGCAGCAAGATGCTGCGACGGCTGCGGAGGTGCTCGTCAAGCAGGAAGAGACCGTCGAGAAGACGATCACGCGCCTGGGTTCCAAGATGGAAGCCTACACGCGGGGCCAGCTCACCCCGGCGGCGAAAGCGCTCCTCGAGGTCGAAAAGGGCGAGCGGCTGGCGGATGCGGCGCGCCGCGAGGGGATGCAAGTCTCTGAGCGTTTGCTTGCCGCGATTGAGAGCGCCCGGGCCAAATATCACAAGCTCTCGGGGGCGGTTAACGACAATGCGGCGGCGTTCGAGCACCTGAGCGAGTCGATGCAGAAGGCGGCGTCGATGACCGCCACCATGTCGAAGGCCGGCGGGATGAGCGACCCCACCGCCATGACGCGCCGGATGTCTCAGTCGGCGAATGAGGCGGCGAAGGCCGCAGGCCTCGCGCGCCACGAATGGGTGAACCTCTCCCGGCAGGGGCAGGATGTCGCTGTCTCGCTCTATGGGGGCCAAAGCCCTCTGACCGTCCTCGCACAGCAGGGCGGGCAGATTGCCGACGTCTTCGCCTCCAGCCGGGGCGGCGCGACGGCGGCGCTCAAAGAATTCGGTTCGGTTGTGACCGGCTTCGTCCTTCACCCCGTCACGTTGCTGGCGGGGGCGGTTGGGGCCTTGACGCTCGCCCTGATGCAGTTCGAGAGCCAGCAGACGCGCCTCCAGCGCGCCGTGAATGGCTCGGGGGCGTTCTCGGGCCTGACCGCCGACCAACTGCGTCAGGCGGGCCTCTCTGGGGCCTCTGCGGGCGGCATGGCGCCGTCGCAGGGGATCGAGTCGGCGGCGACGCTGGCGGCGACCGGCCGGATCAATGGGAGCCTCATCCCGGGCCTTGTCTCGCGCAGCCAGCGGTATGCGGACGCCTTCGGGATGGATCAGGCCGATGCGCTGAAGGAACTCGCCAAGGCGTTCTCGGACCCGGTCGAAGGGGCGAAGCTGCTGGACGAGCGGCTCGGCTTCCTCGATGCCAAGACGAAAGAATACATCCGGACGCTGAAGGAACAGGGGAACGAACTCGGGGCGCAGAAGGCGCTTTTCGATGCGTTCGACGCCTCGCTGAAAAAAACGACCGACACGACATGGAGCCTCACGCAGGCGTGGCGTCTGTTCCGGTCGGGGCTGGAAAGCCCTATCCAGACGATTGCCGGCGCGCTGGATAGCGCCCTCGTCGCGCCCAAGAGCGGCGCTCAGATGGCGGCGGAGCGCGCGCGCGCCCAACGCGCGGCGCTGGAGCAGAAGGCGAATCGGGACAGCATCGAGATCACCGACCGGGTGACGAAATTCATTCCCGAGATCGGGGGCAAAAGGACGCTCGAAGACGCGACGGCGTTTTTCAAGAATGCCGAAAAGAATGGCCCGGCGCTGGCGAAGCTCGGCGTCTCGATGACCGACTTCTCCAAGGCGCAGGACATTGCGAACGTAAAGCTCCAGAACTTCGCCACCGAGACCGAAAAGGTGCGCGCGGCGACCGAGACGCGCTCCAAGTCGATGGCGACGCTCAACGAGCAGACCAAGGCGGACCTCGAGGCCCAACAGACCTATACCGACACGCTGCGGGAGACGGGCGACCGCCAGCTTGCCGCCGCGAAGGCGGATGCCGTGCGCGCGGACGCGCTTGGGCGCGTCAATGCGGCGGTGCGGGCCTATAACGATGCGGCGAAGGAACAGCTCGCCCTTGCTGGCCTGTCGCCCATGCAGCGCGCCCGGGCGCAGATCGGGATCGAGGCGGAGAATTTCAAAAAGCAGTATGGCGCCGTCCCGTCCGGTGTGGCGGATCGCTATGCGGCCCTCAACAAGCAGTTCAATTACGACGCCTTCGGCGCCCCGATGCAGGACATGGAGGCGCAGAAGCGAATGCTCGCCGTCCAGAAGTCGGGGATCGGCAAATCGACGTTCGATAGCTCGTTCGATTCCGCCTACATGGAAAAATACAACCAGCTCGTGAAGGAAGGGATCGAGATCACCCCGCAGGCGGTCGAGCAGATGAACGCTTACGCCCGGGCGCATGCGGATCTCGCCGTCGAAGCGGAAAAGGTGAATCGGCAAGAGCAAGAGTTCCGCGACGGCCTCGATGTTACGCGCTCGGCCCTGAAAGATTTGGGGGCGAGTCTCGTCGATGCGTTCCGGCGCGGGGAGAGCGCCGCCAATGCCATGCTCGGCGTCCTCGATCGCCTGACGTCGAAGCTGCTGGATAAGACCCTCGACATGGGGATCGACGCGCTGCTCGGTAAGTCGGGCTCGTCGCAGACCGGGATGCTCGGGGGGCTTTTTGCCGGCGTCGGCAAAATGCTCGGGTTCGCCAATGGCGGGATCATGACCAGCGCCGGCCCGCTGCCCCTGATGACCTATGCGAACGGCGGCGTGGCCGACCGTCCGCAACTGGCGATGTTCGGGGAAGGCCGGAAGCCGGAAGCCTATGTCCCGCTCCCTGACGGGAAGAGGATTCCCGTCTCGCTGCAAGGCGGGGGCGGCGGTGGCAATGTGACGATCCACAATTACGCGGGCGCCGATGTGCAAGCCAAGCAGTCGCCAAGCGGGGAATGGATCATCGTCATGCAGAAGATGATCGAGGCGAACAACCAGAAGATCCCCGGCATTGTCGCCAATAGCCAAAGGCGGTCGATGTAATGCGCGATGCGACGATTCCGGTCTGGCCGGACGAATTCCGTCCGCGTCAGGCGACGGCGACGATTGATCGCCCGCTGTTCAAGGGGCCGAAGCCCCTCGACGGCCGGGAACAGGTCGTCGCGAGTTCCGCGGGAGGATGGGCCATCAGCTACGAGGGCGTCGCCCTCTATGGCTCATGGCGTCATCCAGCCTTCCGCCCGTTGTGGCTGCGGGTCGCGGCGCTCGGGTTGCCTGTCTATGTGAAGCCCGATTTCATCACGTCGCGCCCGGCGCAATCGACCACCACGTTCTCGGACGCGACCACGTTCTCGGATGCGACAGTCTTCGTGCAGGGAACGAGCGATTGCGTGCTTGCCGCCGCCGGCGCGAAGGGTTCCCGCAAGATCAGCGTCACCAACTCCAGCGTCTCGCCCCTGACCGTCGGCAACTTCTTCGAGCTGGATGGCCGGGTCCATCTGATCCAAGAGATCGACGGTTCCGCGTGGACGATCTGGCCCTCGCTGCGCGCGGATTATGTCGTCGGGACGGTTCTTGAGATCGATGACCCGCGCGTGCTCGCCCACCTGACGCCTGACTCGCGCGGCGCGGCGATGATGACAGATGCCCGGCAAGTTACCTTCATGACCCTCGATTTTGTGGAGGCGGGCTGGTGACGCTCTATTTTCCTGAAACCGTCGAGGAAATGCTCACCGGGCGCGAGGTGCGCGCCTCGGTGGGCGTGTGGTTCGACTTCGCGTCGCAGCCAATGTGGCTCTGGCAGGGCCGGGGGTCGTTTACCGACCCCGATGGGCATGTCTGGCAGGGCCTTGGCGAATTCGGACAGGTGAGCGGGTTGCAGGGCTCGTCGATGCTCTCCGTCGATCCCGTGACGATGACCCTGACGGGCCTCGATCCGTCGCTGATGGCGCTTGTGCGGGATCAGGCAGACGAAATTGCGGGGCGTCGGTGCGGGATTTATTTCCTCACGTTCGATGAGGATTTTCGACTGCTCGACAAGCCCTTCCTCGCCGAGCTCTATCTGATGGACAAGGCGACCCTGAGCGTCGATGGCGAGTCGCGGATGATGCTCGTGACCCTGAGCGCCGAGCCGCTGTTCTTCTCCAAGCACATGCCGCCCGTGGCGATGATGAGCGATGCGGATCAACAGCGGAAATATCCCGGCGATACGATCTTCCAGCGCGTGCCGCTGCTGAACGGCAAACAAACTATTTACTGGACATGGTGAAGAATCCCGTCGCATTCGCCCGCACGGCCGGGACGCCGACCGCGCCCTGCTACAATCTCGTCGCCGCGTGGTTGCGGGATCAGGGCGCTCCGGATGTGCCGTCAGAGAGCGCCGCGCGCCGCCAGTGGCGCGTGAACGGGTCCGAGGCGGGGGCAAGGTGGGCGGCGGCACAGATCGGCCTTGTGGAGCGCCCTGCGCGCCCCGGGGACATATGCCTGATCGCTCAGGATGGGGCCGAGCCCCTGCTCGCCATTGCGCTGGATAACGGCTTCTGCGTCGCCCGCGCGTTCGGTCGCCAGTTCGTCGGGCGGGCTCAGATCATCGTTTCGTGGGGGATGCCTTGCCGGCCATAGTTGCTCCGATCATCGCTGTTGCCGGGGCCGTCTTTACGGCGGGCGCGGCTGTCGTCGGCGCTGGCGTGGCGGCTGCTAGCGCGATTGGGATCGGCGCCGGGACGCTCTTCAGTGCAGCGGCGTCGCTGGCGCTGATCGGTGTCGAATATCTCCTGCGCCCGAGCGCCGGCGGTCAGCCGCAGCTTGCGCCGCCGCAGGCGGGGCCGCCCCCTGTCCCGGCGAGAAAGACTGTGCGTCAGTCCGACACGCCGCGCAGTTTCATTTTCGGGCGGACGCGGACGGCGGGTGCGTTCTTCCTGTATGAGTCTGACGGATATTGGGGGAGCGGCGGAAATAGCGCCAAAACGATCTTTCAGGGGATCTATATCTGCGACGGTCCGATTGACGGCTTCGATGCCTTCATTTGCGATGATGAGGCCCCGACGATTGTTCGCTCGACCGCTGGCGTCGGTGTCAGTGACGGGACCGAAGACGCGAATACTTACGTCTTCACCTCTGGCTTGAAATATGGCCCCGTCTTCCAGAGCGGATCGAATACGCTTTCTGGCTATTTTGCAGCGGCATTTGCGCCCATCAATGCGACAGAGACGGGGGCGTATTCGCAGCTCATCGCGGATAACGGGGTCTTCAATTCCGCCTTCATGGCTGACGTGTGGCCGACGACTTGCGTCGGCAAGGGGATTACGGCGGTCTATACGTGGGCCTGCACCCTATGGCTCGCCTCGCAGCGCCCGAGTCGGTTCCCGTTGGGCTTCCCAGAATGGTCGTTCTGCGTTCGTGGCGCCCGCATTTATGACCCGCGTGACACCACGCAAACCGAAACCGAAGCCGGGGTCTGGACCCTTTACAATTCAACTTGGAAATGGAGCGAAAACCCGGCGCTGATCGCCGCGCACTTCATTTCGTGGCTCGTCAATGAGGGCCTGACGTCAGTCGTGGGGGTCGATTGGGAATCGATTACAGCGGCCGCAAATGACTGCGACTCCCTTGTGTCGGCGACGATGCGCAATATTGGCGGCGGCGCTGCTGGCGCGGCGAGCGAACCGTTCGCGAGGTTGACCGCGGTTTACTATTTCACCACGCCCCCGCGCGAGTTTCTCTCGCGGATCATGGCGGCTTGCGATGGCACATATAGCATCGATCAGGACGGCCGTTTCACGATGTGGATCGGCAAATGGGAAAATCCGGCGGTCACCTTCTACGAAAACGATGTCGGTTCGTTTACTGAGGAATTCGTCGCTCCGGTGACAGAGTCGGTGAACGAGATCCATTCGACTTACGCTGAACCCCAGAACGCCTACCAGCGTTTCGAGGCTCAGACATGGTTCGATAATGAGTCCATCGCCAAGGTCGGGCGTCGCGTTGTTTCGATCAATTACGATCTCGTCCCGTCGCCAAACCAAGCCTACCGCCTGTCGCAGCGTTACGCCCGCCGCATCAACGGCAAACGCAAGTTGCAGATCACGCTCGGGCCGCGCGGGATGCTCGCCTTCAAGCAACGGGTGGTCGGGCTCTATCTGCCGCAGTTCGGGATCGAACAGAGCACATGGCGCGTCGAGGCGCTCCAGCCGGAGGGGAACCTGACGCGCTGGACGGCGACGCTGCGCGAGCTGACGCCTAATGTCTTTGCAGATGACCCGGCGCCGCGAGACCCGGCAACCTCTCTCAGGGTTGCCGCCGCTCTCGTGACGACTGCGCCGACCGCCGCCCTCGCCGCGAAATATGAGGGGTCAACGCCCGGGAACGGCTATGTCGTCATTTCGATGAATCTGCATCTAAATGACCCCACTTCTTCTACTCCAGGAATTGACACGGCTAATGTCATTCAGGAGCAGACGCTTGTTTTCGAGGCCGCCTATTCGACGAATGGTGGAGGGAGTTTCACGACCGCGACGATCTATCTCTCCAATTACATCGTCCGGACGCCTGACATCGCGAAAGGCACGACCGTTACCTACAAGGTCCGCTACATGAACGCCGAAGGCACCTATACGGCTTATTCGGGAACTGGCTCGATCACCCTTTAATGCGGGGATACGATGGGAAATATCGCAACAGCCTTCACGCAAGCGTGGCGGGATTATAACACCGACGGCGTGTCCGGTTCAGGAAACCGGAACACGCCAAAGAGTGACGCCCGGGCGCTCGGGGCGACCATCGAAGCCAATCTCGGCACGATCGAGGTCTACGGCGCCGTCGCGACCGCGGCGCTGCGGCGCGGGAATGGATCGTCAGCTTCGCCCACGGCGATTGCCGCAAACGACATCATCGGCGCGGTCGATGGCATTGGCTATCACAGCGGCGGAGCCTTCTCGTCGGCTGCGCGAGCCCGTGTTCGCTACGTCGCCACGGAGAACTCGACCAATACCGCGCAGGGCGCGAAGATGATTATCTCGACGACGCCCACGGGCGGTACGTCGACCACGGATAGCCTTTGGCTGGATCAAGATGGCTCCTTCCGCGTGCGCGGCGCGCTTGGCTATCAGACCGCCGTTGGCGCCGGAGCCGCCGCCACGCAAAGCGGGACCATCTCAACCGCCGTGACGCTCAATGCGCCGTGCGGGTCGATTACGACCGTCTCGCAGACGATTGCCGCCGGCGCCGAGGCGGACTTCACGGTCAATAATAGCTTCGTCGAGGCGAACGACATCGTTGTTCCCTGCATCCGAACGCACACCTCGGCCGGCACGTTCGCCGTTACCTGCGCGACGGTTGCTGCCGGTTCCTTCGTCCTGCGCCTGACCAATCTCAGCGGCGCAACGGCCGGTAATAACGTGCTGGTCATCAACTTCGCGATCATCAAAGGCGCTGTGACCTGAGCGCCGTTCCCTTCACCCCTGAGCTTCCCCAGACGCGACGCGCACAAAGCGCGCCGCGCCTTTCTGCATGGAGTTAAGCAGCATGAAACTGTCAGCCTTTAAGAATATCGGCTTCGCTATCCTGGCCCTTGTGGCGACGATTGGCGCGGCCTTCGGCAACGACCTCCTGCATCTGCGGGAGGGTTCGTTCGGCGGGATTGTGTCGCGCCCGAGCGCTGATGCCCGCATGGAGATCCATGGTCACTACATCGTGCGCTGCGTTGGTGCTGATGGTCAGGTCAAGTGGAGCGAGAGCTTCGACAACTTGGTGACGACCGTCGGCAAGAATGACATGCTCGACAAATATCTGGCGGGCACGACTTGGACGACCGGCACCGTTTACATGATGCTGAAAGGCACGGGAACGGCGGCGGCCGGCGACACCATGTCGTCTCATGCCGGCTGGTCGGAACTGAACGCCTCGGCGTCGTCCGGCGCGCGTCAGAGCGTCTCGTTCTCGGCGGCGTCGTCCGGCTCAAAGGCGACCTCGGCGGCGGTGGCGTGGTCGATTACTGGCTCCGCGACTGTCGCCGGTGTGGCCATCGTGATCGGCGGCACCTCGACCAATGCCAACACCACGGGCGTCCTGTTCTCGGTTGGCGATTTCGGCGCGCCGCGCTCTGTCGTCAACGGCGACACGCTCAATGTGACCTATTCAGCGTCGCTCTAAGCGACGCCCCCACAATCATAAGCGAGCGGCGGCATGACTTACTACGACGCTTTCATTGCAAAATGGGCAACGCTAAGCGGCACGACGCAAGAAAAGCTCGCCGCCGTAAACTCCGAAATGGTTGCCGGGCCGCGAGTCAACCTCCCGGTTTCCTCCGTCACGGCATATCTGCTTGCGGGCCTGAAGCTGGCCAAGCTGATCGCCTACGCCGAGACCCCGCCCGCCGGCGCACTGGCCGACTCGCTGACGGCGGCGCAAAACCTCGTCGCGTTCTTCAAACTGCCGACGCCACCGGATTTCAAAATGTCAGACCCGAATGTTTACGCGGTGTGCTCCGCGGCGCTCAATGCGCTCGCGGCAGACCCATTGACGGGGATCACCGCGACGGATGCGGCGAATTTGCTCGCCATGTCTGCAACGCAAATACCGTGGTGGGAATCGGCCGGCTATCCATCCATCTTCAGTGAAAGCGATCTCGTCGCGGCCGGAGGGCTGAACTAATGGCCACGCAAAAATACGTCGCCGGCACCATCGGTCTCACATGGGCGACCGCTGGCTTCTCTACAGAACTAAACTCGCTCGCCAGCGGCAACGCCGTCATGGCGGCGAGCGCGCTCGACAACAGCTCGAACCTCGATCTATTCTTTGACCTGTCGATTTCGCTGGGGTCCGTTACCTCTGGCGCCAACGCACCGTATATCGGGATTTACTTGTATCCGCTCAATCAGGACGGGACGAGCTATGGCGACGGCAAGTTCGGTTCCGCCGCCGCGGGGCCGCCCGCCGCGACCTATTTTGTTGGCACGATCATAGTCCCTGCTTCGACAACGGCGGTAATGACGGGGATGATCCAAGGCATCCCCATGCCGCCTGCTTCTTTCAAACTCGTGCTCTATAACGGCGCTGGCGTCGCGATGGCTGCAAGCTCAAATACGGTCAAATATCGCACCTATAATTACGCGGTGGCGTAATGGCTCAGATCATTCGCCCGTCGATCTATGCTCCTTTCAAGGGGCATCCTCACGGGGGATTTCTCCGCATTGACTGGAGCAACCCTCTCACAAGGGGGTTGGCCATTTGCTATCTGCCGGGCATCGCGGGTCCGGTTGATCTCTGCCACAACACCACAGCCCTGACGCTCACGGCGAATTACTCTTTCGGAGCAAACGCAGAGGGGCCTGCGCTCGTCAGCGCGAGTGCCTCGACCACCAACGGCGCAAAAGCCGCTCTCGCAACAAATCACCTTGCACTCGCAGATACGAACGGGCTGGCGTCAGTTTACTGGCGAGGGATGTTCACAGCGGCGCAAAGTGGCTCCAATGTCTTCGGCGTCTTAAACAACCTCACCACAAATAACCTTCTGTATATCGACTCGTCGGCTACTGGAAGATTCCTCATTGCCAGTAATTCCGCCGGAACGTCCAAAGTCGCAGGCTCGAATAGTGTCGGCACTTCCTCGACAAAGATTCAGAGCTATTCCGGAACACTGTCGCGGTCAGGGACTACCTACACCCTAAAAGGGTTTTCCAATGGCGTGCAGGACGGAAGCGTCACTACGTGGACGACAGGGGCTCCTACAAGAACTACGCAAAGCGTCGCTATTGGCGGCAACCCAAACGCTAATCTGACGGTTGGCTCATCCACCAATATCGCTCTGTTCTGGAACCGCGCGCTTTCCGACTCAGAGATAGCGTCTCTAGACGAAGACCCGTATCAGTTCATTGTTCCGGCGATGCGGCCGTCGGTCCTTTCCGGTTCGTTTCCTTACAACGACACGCTGGCGGAGACCGCCACCGCCGCTGACACGTCGAGCGCGACTGGCGTTTTCGACAGCACGGAAGCGGAGAGCGTTGCGGCGGGAGATGCTCCCGCCGCAACCGGCGTATTTGCAAGTATGGATGCAGAGAGCGCCACGGCCGCAGATAGCCCGTCTGGCGCGCTTACGACTGCGCCTGGCCTGTCTGAAGCCGCCTCGGCTGCTGATGCGGAGAGCGCAACCAGAACCCTCGTCGGGATAGACCCTGAGACGGCGACGGCGGTGGATGCGCCCGCCGGCACTCTGCAAATAAGCGCCAGCGACGCGGAAAGCGCGACGGCGGCAGATACGAGCAGCGCCACGGGCGTTCTCGGTGCCAGCGCGGCCGAGAGCGCCAGCGCGACGGATGCGGCTTCGGCCGGTTCGATAATAAAAAAAGTAAAACAAAAATATTATAAAATAAAAATGAAGTGAAAATGACAGAAAAC